TCTTCTGTTCCATATGGAGCAGTAGTATTATGTTGTGGTTTCCTACAAGTAGTACATTGATGAACACTACATCTATCTAAGCATACTACTGTATTACTATTGCAATACTTGCATACTATTTCATCGTTACTATTAAATTGCATTCCTCTTGTCACCATATCTTTGCTCCTCTTTAGTAATAACTTAACTTGTTTGTATTCTTGTGGTCAATATATAGTAGCTAGTAAGTAGTCACCACTACATGTAGTAGAGTAGTTATATAATCTCCTTTATATATAACTTCTTTATATTTAATGATCTATATACTTAATCTTATCCTTCATTGATTGGTATTCCTCATAGGTATCTGGATAGTATGGTAATCGCATATCTTTGTCCTTCCCCGATTCTCTTTCAGCTATACTAATAGCATCATCCTCTAGAAACTCTATACTTCCTGCTAAACTATCCATACAAGTAGGATGGCATATCTCATCAGAAGAAGTTACTAGACTATTATGCAATAGTTCTTTCACTATACCTATTACTGTATCCAAAGTAGGGACAGTAGCCCAATACTTATGGTCTTTTATAATATCCTTCTCCCAATCTATATTTTCCTTTGTTCTAAGAATAGCTACTATCTCTCTAGTAAGCTGAAGTTCACTAACAATCCATAGTAATACTTGACTACTAACATTTACACTAGGTATGTCATATTCTTCTGGTGAGTTAGCTACTTCTTCATGAATACAATCAGTACCATATCCACCACAACAGCCATACTCTATTGCATGGATATACTTACCGTCTTCTGTTTCTTGATGACTATCTATTCTTACTCTATTCGTTACCATTATCTTTGCTCCCATGTATTCTTTGTTGATCCGCATTCTATACACACATCTTCTATAAAGATTCTATGGTCAAAGCAGTAGTTACCATCTGCATCTAGTATCTCTGCTTCACCATCTAGTAAATCTCTAAGGTCATCTATATCCATTACTTGAATGCCCCCACACTCTTTACTAATGTATCTCTATCCAAACTTATATCTATCTTTACTGGTTGTCGCTTACCGTCTACTACTGCTTCGCCCTGTATAGCTACTACGATATAATCCGATTGGCTAGTACCTCTATGTACTGTAATAGTTCGATCTGTACCACGATTGTCATATAGCTTTGTAGTTAGTTTGCCACTCATAATATTACTTCTCCAGTTGTCCTTTGTGTATAAGTAAAGGGACTAGGGTAAAGGAGAAACCCTAGCCCCAGAATCCTTACTAGTTAAAAAACCCTCTATTGCAGTAGAGGTAACAATCCCTAGTAAGGTAGGAAGTGAATACTGGCATACTCACCTTTGTTATGAAACAATTATTCAGAAGTACCTCCACACTATTACTCTAGTAAATCCTTTGAATACGAATACTCGATTACGAGTACCGAAATTATCCTTATATGGATTGAGATGATTAAGAGTAAGTACCATTAGCTTCTCTTACTGCATCGTCTTCTGCTACTGCTTTACGTTGTAACTGATCCAATACTCTAATGTCCCCATAAATATAATTACTATTCATTAGAAACTCTAACTCTTGTTTGAGTGAGTTATCTGGTGTTGCTTGAAAAGGAATAATCTCTAAGCTATAAGCCTTACCAGTAGTATCCATAGGTAAAGGAATATGGTCTATTATTTCAGCCAATGCTTTACGAGGACTAGTAGCTACTACATGCCATATCTTTAAGAAGCCACGATGTTGATAGACTTTTTCTTCTTCTGAACTATTACAATCTATTGCTTTCGGAAAGACTGTTTTAATCGTATCAATCGCCTCCATATCGTGCCATCCATATTCTTCATCTCTTACTAATACTGTATACAAATCTACTGTAAACTTGATAGTCATACTATCTACTACTCCTTCGGGCTTCTGCCCACTTTTGGTTGATGTCGCCATTGTACGACCGAACCGACAACACCACAAGGTGGTGCATATAAGTATATATAAATATCTAATATCCTCTATAAGTAATAACCTTTATAAGTAACAAACCCCCAAGCGAAAATAATATAAGGTCTAGCATTATTATTCAGCACCCCAACTACCTATTCCCTTCCAATAAGGTTCCTTCCTTTCCAGTAAGTCTACTGTTTCCACTAGTTTCCAACCCCCATCAGGATTAGTCATACCAAAGAATTCCATAGCATGACTTCCATCGTCATACTGCTTCTCATAGATATGCATTAGATCAGTTTCTTTTTCCTTATCCTTCTCAAAGGCATAAGCAAACTCTGCTCCACAATTAGTTAGATTAGTAAAGGGTTCATCTACTGTCTCTTGTCTATCCCCATGACAGAAACACATAGGAGCATTCATCTCTTTACCTTTTACATAGTCCGATACATATCCTATAGGCTGAGTCCAATCTACTCCATTGATACTAGACCATCCAGTTGGATGGGCATCAATTAGTAAATCTAACATATCTTCTAATGTTCCTTCTTGATCTACTGCAATACTCTTATATATATGCCATAGACTATAACCTAATCCACTAGGATAGCCATCCCAATGATGGTAAGTACCTTCAAAACCTTCTTCTGTTTTCCTTGCTATTATTGAACGAGTAGACATTTACTTCTCCCTAATGATTATCCCAATAACTAATTGAATGCTTATGATCATCGTCTGGTGGATCGTATAAGAACTTTAATATCTTTTGCCATAGCTTATGAATATACTTCATCACTCATATCCTTTTCACATACTGAACATTCCCATCCAGTAAACTCATTGCAACCAATACACATCCCTTCTATGTCAGAATGTTCTCCACTACCGCAACACATACTAACTGCATCAAGATGTCCTTCTTTCAAACAATCATATTCTTTAGGAACATCTACTAAACTCATACTATTACACTCCCACAACGACAACTGTAATCCTTCTCACAGTTTAATACTACGTGGTACTGACCTATACAGAAGGTAGGATGCCCTAGTTCTTTTTCTAAAGTACCTAGTGGAATGTTGTATATGTTTTCCTCTATATACTTATAGTCTTCGATATCACTTACTTCTCGATAAGGCATTTCTACTTTTTCCATATCGCTAATCAAATCAAGTAAGCATCCGTAATCATTGTCGTACATTCTACTAAGTAAGAAGGCTCCTCTTATATGCCTAAAGATAAACTCGAAAGGATCAGCTACTCCTCTACTATTCTCTCTAGGCTCTGGAAGATTGACTTTGTATATACCGTTATCCATTATTTGCCCCCGTTCTTTTTTCTAGAGTTTGCAATTGCTTCTATGTAATCAACGTCTGGTTTTATATTAGTAGCACTACTCTTTCGAGTAGCGTATCTAGCAGAGAATCTATCAGCGGGATACATACTTTGCATAATCCCTTCATCTCTATCCATCCGATCTAAGGCTCTCTGTTTACCTAGTGATGTACTACGAGTACCTAATACTTGATTCAATGCTTTGAATCCCGATGTGGGCATATTGATTGTACTCCAATAAACTTCAGCCCTAGTACCAAAAGAACTAAGCCTACTACCATCACTCATAGCATCAGGTAATCTGGTATATTTTAGTTCATCGGGATTAGGTTTATAGCCCATTAGTAATTCTATGGCGGTAGGTCTTTTCATGGTCTTAGTCCTCTATCTATTAGTTCTCTTGGTATCTCACTTAGTATCTCTGGTAAACCTTTCTCTATATCTACTCCTCCTCTAAAGCGAACCTTTAATCTTAATCCAGTAGGTACATGACATACGATTATATACTCAGGGTCATGAAAGTCTGAGTATCCTATATATACTTCATCACTAATCTTACAGTAGCAATGAAACCAATCATTCTTTTCAGCGAATGGTTTCTCACCTTCCTCTAAGAAAGGCATCTGTTCAATAGTAGCTTCACTATTAGGTATTAGTTTATTCATCAGAGGTTTCATAATTACTCCTTCTACTGCCTCTTAATGTAAATGGAAATCTATTAACATGAGGATCATCAGCATTACTAATAGGTCTATTGTTATAGCCTACATCAAACATCTGATGTACCTTATTGTCACCACAATACTTACATACACCTACTGGAGTTTTGTCTCCATTAGGTAAAGGTAATATAAAGTGGTGGTAGTTTGTTGGGCTATCTCCACAAACATCTAACTGTACTTCTACTTTAGTATAATCTTTAACGCCTCTCGCCATTTATAACTCCTTTAACTTTAACTATTCGACCCTTCTTAATTCTTCCTACTACTTTAATGTATCTCATGTTGACTTCGCATACTTATATTGATTTCTAAACTCAGCCCATGTTACTGCTTGAATAACATTAACTGGAAGATTAAACTCTCTAGCTACTTTGAAATTGGCATTACTAATACGCCTAGTTACTCTCCAGTACCCTAAGTAATGTCGCTGAAACTCTTTCAATGGTTTGCCATAGTACACTCCCCCTACGTGTCTATCGACTACTGCCAACTTTACTGGCTTACGAAAGCCCATTAGATCAGTTACCTCATTATCCTCATCGGGACTTAGTATAGCTTTGAAGAAAGGCTTTACTTTATAACTAGTCCTACCCATTACTGTCATAGGGTCATGACCAGCTACTAGTAAAGATGCTTTAGCATTGTTAATCTGAGTCTGGTTCTGTACCCATCCAGTATTAACATACTCGAAGGCATACTCTACATTCTTATCCCAATCAGTACGTGGAGAAAAGACTGCAATGATTGCACTCCCTACCTTAGTAGCCTCATATCCTGTTAGACCCAATTGATAGCCTACTTCAGTAGCTATATTATGGGCATTGTAATAGAAGTTACTACCATATTCTTTCGCTTCTTCACTACTACCCTCGAACCATTCATATACATTCTTCCAACTACCTTTGATTAAGTTGTCTGGTTTAGGCATTGTTCTCTCCTACTAATTTCTTCTAATAGTAATCCTATAATCTTATGTCTACTCCCACTCCATCCAAATTCTTTCTTAACTATTGTCAGGCAACTCCTCCCTTTACTTACTTTTATCCCTTGACCTTCTAATCGAAGACCCCTAAGTAGAGTCATTAGTCTAAATAGGGGTATCTGTTCTCCAGTAATCATAGTCATGGCTATCTCCTATACGTAATGATATGCCCACTTCTTTATAATATCTTGCGGTAAATCTAATGCAGTAGCAATCTCCTTATGAGTATAAGTTATGTTTGACTTTAATAGTTCTAACGCAATAGCCTTAGTATCTGTTTCAAGGTATTGCTCTCGACCACATTGAAAACATTGGTAGTATTTATATTCTATTGCTACATCCTTATGAGAAGTAACGTCCTGCTCCAATGTCATTTGACCATCACACCTACTACATATTGTCTTGAATTTCAAATTCTTCTCCATCCGCAACTAAGTTTGTAAGACCATCAATATCAATCATCCTATATGCTTTCTTCTGCATATCGAATACTCCTACTAAGTTTCTCTCAGCAGGCTTATACTTTAGTTCACCCCCTTTAAGATGTTTAGTAACACCTAGTCTACAATTCATAGTTCTTTCTTCTCCAGTAGTTCTCTTCTTAAACCTAGCAGTAAAGACTCGACCCCTACTTTTAACTATTCTATCTACTGCATCTTTACGACTAATTATTCTTACCACGGTAAATCATCTCCTTCTACGTCTACACCTACGAGTTCTTCTAATTTAGAATGAAAGGTTTCGGTAGCTTCTACTATATCCTTTGCATCTTTTAATCCAAACTCCCATCTAGCACGTACTGCTTTAATGAAGTTAATCTTATTCTTCCATCCTTCACACTCTTTACGAATAGTTAGTAACTCCTTTATGTCTAACTCTCTATAAGTAAAACCTCTACCATTACATTGATGACATCTAGCATGGAAATCTATAGTTTCTCTATTCATCTTTCTTCTCCTCAAAAGCCTGTTTGAATATCTCTGGTATTGCTGTACCCCCTAAACTGTCATTCATCTGATCAATCTTTTCTAACACCTCCTCTTGAGTTAATCCCCTATTACCCATAGCTATGTCTGCTGACATATTCATTAAGCTAATAACATTATTCGTAACGTAACTGAGTATAGATATTGCTGTAGTATCTTGAGAAGTAGCATACGTGGCTACTAATGAATTGACTAACACTTCAAATTGCAGGGCAGTTATTGCTAGTGGATGCCCCTCATTTTTATGGTCAGGTGGTTCATTATGAATAGCTACTTGCATATAAGGTATGCCTGCTTCAGCAACATGGTTTCTTAATTCATCAGCATGGTCTACTAATTCTTCATAGTCCATCATTGTACTTTCTTCTCCCTTGCCAATCTGTATTATGTGATCGACAAATGTCTAAGTGTAGGTTAAAGTTTTTAGTTAGAGTTAAGTACCTACGCTCCATTCGCTCTAACTTTGCCCTATAGTTTTCTTTCTCCTCCTTCTCTGTTTGATATTGACGGTAAACAAATAATATCCCCTCAACATTATCCATGTTTATTCTCCCAATTACCCATACAACTACTACATATATAATGCTCTTTATAGTTACGGTTTATGTCCTCTACCCAAACCATTCTAGAGTTAGGACTATTACTATCGGAACCACATAAACTACATTTGTAATAGCCATACTTGTCTGCTTTAAGTTGTCTAGGAAAAGGCGAATCACTATCTAACATCTTATAGCTAGGTCTATTGTCATACTTATTTACTACTCTAAACATACTGTTCTCCTGTGTCCTGTTTTGCCTTGTCCACCCATCGTACCGCATCGCCAACAAGCCCACAAGGTGGGGTCTATAGGTAATACGTATTTACTAATAATTACCATTGATTTAAGTATCCTGCCATCTGCATACCTTCTTCTCTATAGAACCAACTAATAGTTAAATCAGGGAACAGCCTTTCTAATTCCTTATAGATTCCTTCGGGTGGACTCCATGCAGTATTGAATGTATAGTTTAAGGAAGACTCATTCCAATCATCGAGATAGCTTTCCGATACATTCCATTTCGTTCCCCACTTGTCAAGACACCAATCATACCAGTTATCGGTTCCATACTTGTTAAGTAATTCCTGTTGCCTTTCCGTAGTTATAGGCATTCCTATTCCTTGTGCTAAATAGTCACTATGCTCTTCCTTCCAAGCATCTACTTCTTCTTGAGTATCAACTACTCTAGCAGGAGAACCTGTTCCTATTAAATCATCAGGCATAGGTAAAATACTCATAAAGCTAAAGGGTTCTAGTATTGGATCACAAGTATCCTTGAAAGGATCATCGGGATTACATGGGTCTTCTCTATCCACCATATCATTCTTTCCAGTTTCAGCATTCCATTTGAATTCATGTCTTCTACTACAACGACCGTGGTAAGTTTCTTTAGCTTCTACAAACTTCTTAAACTTAGTTATATCTTCTTCACTTCCATATACATTTACTTCGTTCTCACACCAATTAGGCATAACTACTCTCCATATTTTTATCAAGTCTACATTTTTATAGGCAAGTATCTGCAATAACTATGAGTATAAAAAAACATACTGCTAGTAAAGCATAGACACTACGTTCAAATTCATTCATGATCTACTACGCATAAGTATTCTTCATCGCCCTCCTCTACTATATGCATCAACTCATCTTTATATATATCTACGCCATTATCCTCCAAGAATCTATGGGCTAGTTTTATTGTAGTAAATTGTAATTCTTCTCCATTGTCATCAAGTAAGAACTGCTTACCATTCAAACCTATTACTCCATCTTCGGTGTAATCTCTATAGACGTTATACATTTGCTATCTCCTGTGTATCTCGGTTAATTACTAATAGGTACTTGCCATCTATTACTAGTCCAACTGATTCTGCCCAAGCATATGCAGATTCCATAGAGAGAAAACTCTTAGGTTCTTTAGTCTCTTCACTTAGCATTACTTGAACATTACCATCGGTTAAGAATAGAGCCGGGTCTTTTAGTTGTACTATATACCAAATCATCTAGGGTTATCCGTACCTCTTGCGATTCGCTTGAGATCATCTTTACGAATCTTTACACCATTTAATAACTCTTTACCAGTACGATCTTTGACTTGTAACCAGTAAGTATGTTCAAACACACTATCCCGATTATCAATAAACTCTATGGTATATCCATTCAAGCCACCATCTATTACAAATCTCATCTTAACTCTCCTATACTAATCTTTCTATATAAGTATTCTTTAGTCCCACCTCCTTCCCTCGTGGTCTGCATATTCTTTTCTCCAATTATCTATTGCTGATCTAGATATCTTAATGCCAAACAACTTAATAGAATCCTTCGCAGTTCTTTTAGAAGAGTTTATATTATTAGCATGTTGAGTCGCTTTTATTTTTAACTCTCTGGGGAACTTGCCCCTATTGAATTGTCGAGTTGAGATTCCTTTAGCTAATAATCCTACAGAAGAATGAGTCATATTAAGTTTCTTCGCAGTAAGCCCTACACCATATTGTCTTACATATGATTGCACAAGGTTTCTTTTCTTATAGTATTCTCTATCTTTTCTATACTGCTCCTGTTCATATTTTTGTTCTTTAGTATAGGTGGGGTTTCTCTTAAAGAGTTCAGACTCTATATAACTAATTGCCCCACAAGAAATACATTTATATTGATCCCAATCTACTGTCATTATGCTTTCACAACGAGAGCATTTCTTTCTAGGTTCTAACATCTCCTATCCTTTATCTGTATGGTCTACTACTATGTCAGTTCTAAATAGCCTAACTGTATGGTGGTCTACTACTTCACTCCTTCGTACTTGAACAACATCTACATCCTTGTCAGTTATACGAATCGGATCAGTACGTAGTCGATCCATTATCAATTCAATTGCTGAGTCTTCAGTTATGTCCTCACACTCGTATACCTGATCTATGAATGTACCTATTACTTTGAACTCTACTTCATACTCTATCTCTTTGTACTTGTCCCAACATGTCTGACATACTTCATTGCCATCCTTATCGGTTAGTTCTTCCTTACAAAATGTACATATTGACATTAAATACCTTCCTTTCATACATCCCCTAGTGCTTCAATAACTTCTCGACCACTTATAAATATTCCATCCTCATAAGCAAACTCAAGTAAAGGACGTTCATATGTTCCATCCCACTTCTCATACCCTATGTAAAGTATATCTATTTCTCCTGCTATAAACTCTCTTGTCCGATCATTCAAATTAAATCTTCTAATATCAGAGTAAGCAGTATTCAATTCAGTATGCCCTAGATAACTACAGGAGCAATGACTCTGACTTTTAGTTAACGGTGTTGTAATAGGATCATCTATTCCACACCTATGTTCTCCTTCATGGGATATCTTCTCCCATATGAATCCTGTATCTCCATCTACTTTTAATGTAGCTTCACTACCTGTTACTAGTATTGACTTCTTCATTACTCACCTCCATTCTTACAATATTTACAAAGCCATTCATTAGGATCGTTATGGTCACGACCACATTTATTACATACATATATAGCAACTGGTTCATCCATTACTAGTTTTCTCCTTATACTCCTTTTGCTTTCGTTCATAATCCTTTTGTCGTACATCTTCCCTATGTTTAAGCGACTTATATTCTCTATCGGAAAGTGGGTCAAGGTCTGTAAACTCCCAATCAGCATACTCTTCTTGTATACCATAAGGGAATACATCCTGACATATATCTCTCCAATTCTTATTGCCAATACCGCCGTCATCATCAAACACTTCGGGAAAGTCTTCTGAATCTATTACTGCATAATATACGTATAGACTTGTGGCTCTAACTTGATACTTCATTCTCTCCCTCCTCTATTTGGTGGGGTATACTAAGACTTATTTGTATATAGTCTTCAACGTCAAACTTGTAATACCAATCAGTCCCATAGTATTTAGTAAGCAGTTCTTCTAACTCTACAAAGAATTTATCCATAAGGACTATTCTCCCCGAACTGAATCCAATGCGTATACTTCTCAGCATTACCCCAACATTGACTCGGTAATTCGTAATAAATAAACTTTATTATTTCTCCCAAACATTCTCTATTTGTTTCATCGGCACGGCTAAAGGTAGCAATTAAATCATTAGTTAAAACTGCCTCAAGGAATCCTCCAGTACGTATACCTTTAAGTACATATCTCTGTAGTCCTCCTAGAACTGATTCAGGACAGTTCTCCCAATGGATAGGGTAGTCTGGATAGACTGCTTCTGGTGTATCTTTTATCATTCTAATCCTCCAAGAAATGGGTGAGTATTACAGTTTCTAAATCATACAAATCTTCTAAAGCGTCCAGTAATCTAAAGTCCCAATTGGATAATTTAGTTGGATCATCTTCATTAAATAAATATATTAGGTCATCATCTCCTTCAGCGTTTAATACCTCCTCTCGATCTCCTCCATATCTATCTAGCATATGCTTGACTATATCAGTAGGAGATATTTGTATTGATGGGTTTGCATACTTATACTTCTTCATTTTCAAAGTGACCTTCTTCCTTCATGTCTTCGTATTCATCTCTTAGTTTATAATATATATCCTCTGATAACTTCTCTGCTAATTCTTTAATATCCATTTGAGTCCAAATCTGCCCATCTATCTTTTCATCTATATCCCATTGTAAATCGAACTCTACTAAAGTAATTACTCTACTAAGCAGTAATCGTATTTGAGAAATTGTTAGAGTATCTTTGTTATCTCCATCAGAAATCACCATCTTCTACTCCTCCTTCTGCCATAGCATCTTGCTTATACTCATCCATCTTAGCATCACATCCCCAACATACTGGAGCATTCAAGCCATCTATATTAGAGAATATCCATTCGTTCTCATGATCTTCTGAATCTAGTAACTTCTCCCCACATAAATAGCAATGTGTAAGTAGGTCGAAAATCTTATCCTTGTGCATATACTGTCTCCTTGATATCTGGGTACTGAGTTAATAATGTATTGTAGTGAGTAATTATATTACGAACATCGTTCTTTGTTAATACTCCATCTGTTTCTTCAGCTACTCTCCTAGTATCCATCATATTAGTTACTCCGCTTAACTGTACATCTACGAATGCTTGGAACTGTTCTCTTGTAATGTCCATATCGTTAACCTTCTTTTCTATACTCTTATTAAATAAAAGACCCCCCACCCTTTTCAGGATAGGGGGCTGTATGTAGTATCTCTGCACTACTTAATACCTATATATAAAAATCCTCCTCTTCTGCATTTTGAAGAGCGGATGTCAATTGATCTACATGTCTATCCATTTCTTGCAAGGCTCCCACATCATTTTCTAAATCGTTAATGGCTTGCTCTACATCTTCATGGATACTTTCTAATTGATTCTTCTTCTCTTCAATATTCTCATTAAGTTGTTCTGCATCACTAATAGTTTGTCGTATGTTTTCAATGATGTCTCTTAAATCAAAATCTAAACTCAATGTACTATCCTTAGTTGTCCAATTAGTATTTATTGTAATAAGGTCTTTACTAATAACCTCCTTGACCTTCGTGCTTTTCTTTTGGCTACCCCACCATGTTACCACAAACGAACACCACCACAAGGTGGGGTATATACTATAGCATATATATGTAAGTATTAAAGTTAATCTCTGGTTTAGGTGGTTCTTTAGGTTCTTCATTTTGTGGAGCATTTAACTGTTTCACCATTCCTTTAAGAAATTCTGGGTACTTCCGTTGTAATCGTTCCACTTCCAGAGACTCGAATAACATAAACGTAATAGCATTAGTTAACCACATGGGTAGGCTAGGGTACTCTTTTTCAATAGCACTCCTAGCTAACCCAAAGTCTTTTGGAAAGAATGGTCTTACTAAATCCAATGTTTCTTCTGGGGTCATTTACACCTCCTATCCAAATAGGTATCTCTGTCTTTGCAGATGGGGATGATTATTAGTAGGCTCATTAGTATAAGCAGTTACTATACTATGTTTATCTAAATCTAGTACAGCACAAGTTCCATTTATATCTCTAAGCAAAACTCTGCGAGTACCCTTGTCATTATGATACTCAACCAGATCACCTTCTCTGCATACAGTTAATACATCTTCAGTAGGAATGTTGCGTTCTTTAAGTCGTAGTTCTGTGTAAGGAGTTACATCCCATCTCTTTATCGAATGAACTTCTTTCATTAACTGACCTTGAGTAGCTACGTGTAACTTACCTTTCAGTATTCGCATCGTGTATTATACCTAACGCTCTATCAGCCAGAGCCTTTATCTCCGACAACTTATTAGTATAGTCCGCTTGCCTATTCCTATCTCTAGCTATCTCACCCTCTGTCATTGGGTAGTAGGAATCCGGGTTGCGGTCTTGTACATAAACTCTATAATACTCAGCGTTCTTTTTATTAGTATCCCCCCATGCAGTTCTCTTCTTACCAGAGAATCTTACTCTAACTTTATACCCACCTTTATTCAAGTAGGTTCTTATATCTTCTAGAAACCTGTCTCCATGTTTGTCGGCAGGAATCCGCATTAGAAATTTTGGTGCTTTCATGTTACCTCTCTTTGCTTATGGGCTTTCACGTATAGCCCTTCTGTTAGTCTTGCGACTTCCTCCATCTTCTCTAGCGATTCGTTCTGTACAATTACTTAGACCCGCATCTTTTCATGTGTATATATAAAAGGTGCTATTGAATTAGGAAGTAGTATCTAATCAGTCTTTACTAAACTGTTGCTAACTTATACGCTTGGGCAAAAGCCTTACCCTTAGTAGTAGCACGAGTACCATACAACGTAGAAGTAAGCCTACCTCTGTTGGCTTCTTTACCTCTGCGGTAATCCTCAGTCTCTACTATGGCTTGCCATACAGCCCACGGAGTTTCAGCAACTCGTGGATGCTCTTGGTTAAATATGTCATACCTTTCATATGCCATATCCTTATGCTTTTGAATTCTCTCCATAGCATTACCATGTTCCTTCTCCCACTTCTCTCTCTCCGCTAGTACCTTTACCCATAGCTTACCGTCCATATCATCGGGGGTAAAACCATTACTGAGTTTAAGTCTATTAGGAATAGCAGGCTTTGGGTAAGACTTGTTAATGACATTTAATGCATCGTCATCAGTAATCTTTACTCTAGTAAGTACATTCATACGTTCTATACTGGAGTCTTTTGCGTTAAGCATTTGCCCAAAGATATTGGTAAACCATTTAGCATCATCCACAATATTCTTGCGGTGCTGTAGGTTCACACTTACTTTAGCCTCACTCAATCCTAATGAAAGAGTATTCTGGCATACTACTCTAACTGGAGTAAACGCCATACTTAATGCACCACTACCATCTCTATGGTCTGTAATCAGGTAGTAAAGATTATGGTCTTCCCCTGCTATCTCTGCTCCCCCTGCATCTAAGGTAAAGAATATCTTTTCTCCTCTACCAATAGCCCCTGCCGTTTCTACAGGGTATCTTTCTGAAATGGGGTCAAGCATAGTAGCTAAGTCATTAGCCTGTATGGGAGTCCATTGCTCACCTACTGTTGAAAGAACTTGCCACTCTGGATCATCATATGTGGGTTCTCTCATAACCGAATAAGAGTTAGTAGGTACACTATGTACAATAGGACGACCCTGATCATCGAAACGACCAGTATCCATCCTTGCAAAGTTCTGGGCTTTATGTATTTCAAATCCTACTTTAGCCCTTGCTACTGCTTCACTAACATTAATCCTGTCAGTAAAGACTTCTCCTAAACCATGCCATGCTGGTTGTCGGAATCCTACGAATCTGTCACCAAAAATACTTGCAGGCATTACGCCCTCCTATAACTTTTCTTGTAACTTCTTTGACTCTTGAAGTAACTTTACAGATACTTCGTATAACGATACGTTTACCTCCAATAACGCTTCGCTGACTCTGTATATATCTTTGCTTATCTCATAGATTCTATAATTGAGATAACACAAATATAAAAGAAACGGAACTGATACTCCAGTTAATATAAGAATTAGATTACTCATTAGGTTTCTGTCCTAAGTAGTCCGCAATTGGATACGGAATACTAGACTTAATCTGCCTCCATTTTATAATATCTTTTATCTTTAGATAACTAGCGATACCAATACTTAATCCTATAGCTACACCTCCTATACTAATTGCTAACTTCTTACGGTTCATTTGCACCTCCTTTCTCAGGTTCGCCGTCATCGTACACCACCTCCGACAAGCCCACAAGGTGGGGGGCTATGCTCTTAGCATCTTTTAATTCTAAGTCTTTACTTAAACTATCCAAGAGTTTATTAGTCTGGTATTCGTCAGCATACAAGGCTCCATATATTTTCTTTTTCAAATTGTATCCTACTTGTTCATTCCCAACTTTAACATATGATTGACATATCTCTCTTAGCAAATATAATTCCGATGCGACAAATTCCAATTCCGCATCTTTTCCTATGTTATCAGGATCAGCAGTATATAAAACTCCTAAAGCAATCTTATCAATTAATTCAATAGGAACAGGCAATGGGGCAGTAGGTGCTACTACTCGCATTGTGGTTAATTGCATTCCTTCTGATGGATGAAACATTTCTCTTTCAATCATTAAAGTTAACGAGTCATCTAAATACAAAATCTCATTGCGAGTAAATTTTATGTATAGACTATGTTCGTCAATGATTTCATTTTCATCTGACACATTACTCATTCATCACCCCCAATGGTTTATCGCAATCTCTACAAGCTAGTAGAGTTGACTCTTCAGTAATAACTAATATGGGATAATGATGTCTTCTTAGTAGACACAACAGGTTAGTAATAAAGTTCCTCATCCTGCTCTATCTCTTTCTGAATCTTTCTCATTTCTTTACTAAACGCTTTTGAGTTCTCCCTCGTTTTTACTTTATCTCTTGATCTATTCATTATCTTTCTACTAAGTTTTCCATCACGTTTACTCCGAACTTTGTTCTCTCTTCTCTCCCACTTACTTGGCATCGGCTCGGTCACTTTCACAATCCAAGCAATCACACTCGTCACTATGGTCTAAACTAATCTCTCTACTATTAAACGGATTCTCCGTATTAGCATCTTTGTTAAAGAATAGTTGATCGTCCCCAACTAGTTCTTTGAATAAGTCTTGTGAAGTTTTACCTTTATCAAAGGTATCACTTTGGTTTGATATACTTCGCATATTTAGAATCACCTCCTATGTTGGCTAGTGGGTTTGCTAATGCTTCTTCAATCTTATCTACTAGCCTTGTTATATTATACTCTAGAACATCTAACTTATCTTCAATATTCTGAACACGTACTTCCATATCATCAACTCGTCTATGAAATTCTTGTGACTGTTGTACTAAGTATTCAGTTAATCCTCCAGTACCACCTACCATTATAGTCCTCCCCTTTTTACATTACGTCTTACATAACTACGTTTCTCTGGTCTAGTGGGGTCATACCAAATAGGTTGTGAACCTCCTAAGAACTCTAAGCAATTTACTATATGTCCTAAACTCTTAGAGAACTTATCAGTATTAGGTATCATTACAGAAGCCCATCCACCACTATCAACATACCAAGTCTCTTTAGTTTTATTGTCCTCAACAGAAACAGTATGTAAGATAAAGGTTTTCCTTCTTCTAAGGAAACTTCTTATACGCTTCTCTGCTCCTTTAGTTCTCTTATGATTAGGATTGTATTTGATTTCTGGTTTAGGTGGTCTATTCTTTTCAATCCAATCTTCCCAAGCTGACCAATCTTTCTTCTTCTCTGTCATCATTCTCCTCGAAGTTAAATTGTAATTGTACATTAAATAAATTGTATTCTAATTTATTATACTCCTCCTTTATTTGTTCTAGTTCTTTAACTACATTCTCGAATACATTTTCTATTTGCATATAGTCCTCCTTAGAATCCTTGTAGTTTAGCAAAAGCCCCAAGTATACACATCCAGAAAAGAAAAGTGATTGGGTTTGTAATGTGCATTAAGCACCTCCTGTTTGAATTCCCTCAAGAGTAAACCCATTCGTTTTGTTTTGTCAACCAAGTAGCACCCTTATTTTTGGATGGTATTTCTTCCTCACTTTATCAATACGTGGAGTAGCGTCCCAATGCTTATCAGTTTTCCATCGCCTCGCACTAACAACTTTCAATGCTTTATTAAATCCTCTCCCATGCATACTACCTTCATACTTACAATAACATTGTACTACATGAGCAAACTCATGTCTAATTACTTTTCGTGCCTCTTCTATATCATACAGTATCCATGAAGATAATTCAATAATACTTTCTTCTTCTGAGTAATACCATGTCTGTCCTGCTGTATTAACTCCACAAGTATCAGTAACTATTAACTTAGTTACTGGATTATTAAGAGGTATAGTATTTAAGACTTTAGATACTCTAGGTATTATTAATAACTCTCCTAAATACTCAGCAAGTTTTAAGTACACCTCCACTTCTTTTGGATTCATCTTATATCTTTGATAGTGGTTCATTGGCTTTTCGCCCTCCTTTTTGCTTGACCCCCTCATGTTACCACGAGCCAACCACCACCACAAGGTGTGCCATATAAGTAACTTTAAGTATCTAGCTAGTATAATATATATGTAAGGAGGTTATATATGGATACGTGGCAGACAAGAAAATGGGGTACTGCCCCCATGCAAGGCAGTCCAGTAATTCGGAAAACACGATCTCTTTCCGAGTACTTTAATAATTCGGTTCCGATGCAATCTGATAAACTAAAAATTAGAATGATCAAGGAAGGCTACTTAGAACCTGAATGTTCTGAATGTGGTATGGATGAATGGAACGGAGAAGAGATGCCCTTACAATTAAATCATATTGATGGTGATAATACTAATAATAGTTTGAAGAACCTTAATCTACTATGCCCTAACTGCCATGCTCAGACGGAGCATTGGCGAATGAAGGATGAACATAAAGGGCAGGAAATAAATGATTCTAAGGAAAATCGTAATATTGATACATAGGAGGTGATTCCGAAATGAATTCTACAGGACTAATAAATTTAATTATGCTATACTTTAAAATGAATGGAAGCGTTCATGGTAATGCAAAAGCGGTTCTTTCCGAAGGGATGGACATTATTAACATAATGACTGAAGCATTAAAGGACAATAAGATAACAATGGAAGAGAAGAAAGCCCTTACTAAAGAACTGCGAGAGTTCAGTAAGGCAGCAATAAAGCTTATAGACGATATACAAATCCCTAAGTAGAATTAGACTTGATAAGAATAGAGGAGGGTAGATGAAGGATCGACAGTATTATATCTTCTGGGGGGCAGCCGTAGCTATATTCACAGTCTTAATGGCGAGTAGCGTAGTAGGATTACAGATTTGGTTAGCTAATCAGACAGTCTCTTGTCCTATGCCCCCTGCTACTACGATTACCGTAGAGGAGATTCCTATATCAATAAAGACTTATGAGGCAGATAGAACCTTGTCTCGTCCTGAGAAATGGATAGACCCGGAGAATCAAACCATTCATTATATCTATGCAGATGGTAGTGGACGATTGATTCCAATGTATGGAACGGTTCCACCTGTATGGTATGAGAATATGTTACAAGCATACAGGAATCTACATGGGGAACAGATGCCCCAAGAGATTGTAGAGGCAGTTCCGTGGGAATGGAAAGCGGCAGTAATGCCTCAAGTTAAACCTTTACCAGAAGGTGGAAAACCGAATTAAGGAGGAATGAAATGGCAACGATGGAACGACAATGTATTAATAAAGATTGTGCAGATTGGAAAAAAGTGGTAGATATAGACACTTCGTGGAATGGTGGATGTTCTACATGTCAAGGTGACCTTCCGTTGAAATCAGACATTGACCAAACAGAAGCTGAACGATTAGCGATTAACCCCAATTATGTGAAAAACTCAATGCCCTATGGATTTGAAAACGAAGGGCATACATAAGTAATGGATATCAAAAACATGAAAGTATCTATAGGTATTGTTATTGCTATAATAGCACAGGCGTTTGGCATTATTTGGTATGTCGCCCAGCTTGACAGCACAGTAAGTAACTTAGATACTACTGTAATAGAACTACAAGAATCTGCTACTACAGTTGATGTAGCTGTTCTTGAAAAGGATGTCGCTAATATAAAAGAAAGGATAGATGCTATACTAGAGGATCGCTATGATCCTTCTGGACTAGAAGAATTAATAGATGAAGTTGAGGGTCGAGTAGATAAATTAGAGACTATGGATGCATTGATTGAGAATGAGATGCGAACCATTATGTCTGATCATTCCAGCTTCAATGATATATTAAAAGATATGGGCAAAAGTGGTTACGGAGATAATAGGACTTATGGTGGATACGGAGACTAACGAAAACTTTGAATTAATGTGTACTAATAGATACTGTTACGTATATAAAGTATTGCAATTGATTCCGAAAGATATGTCAATCATATGCCATAATTGTGGCTTTGATTTAGAATCTTGGAAAGGAAATGGAAAGGTAAACTAACTTTCTATACAGTATTTCAATTATTTGTTTTAACATTTGATGTTACTTCATCCATTGTAAATAAGGGGCGTTGCCCTGTTAAATCTTTTATATATGCTAATGCTTCATGTAAGTCTTCAAACTTCTCTTCTCTTGTATGGTATATCTTAGTTACATCTGATAATACATTGACTGATATCTTACCCTTATCCGTTACTGCTATCCACATTTTGTTTCCGTCCTTGGTAAAAATAAGACTGTCATTAGGATGTGCTACCATATAACCTCCGTTTATGTTGCTGGTTTCTCCACCTCGATTAATGCTTGCGTTGCATCCTGTACCTTACATAACCTACAACGCCGCCATGTAATCTTAGCCTGATATTTGACATCTAAGTTATTTAATTGAAGAGAGAAGCTACCTTTAGCAGCTGGGTTCTCATCACATATAATACAATGGGATACAATATACTTATGTAATTCCACAGTCATACCATTCTCCTATACTTTATTTCTGCTTACAGTTAAGTTAGATTGAGGTCCAATATCATATTCAAGTAATGCTGGAAGTATCTTTGGAGATTTGCTAGGATTAATCATTGCTTGGCTTGTTAACGTTTTAGACCCGCCTTCAAATTCAATTTTTCCTCCGCCATCTCCACCACTACTGCCTGAACTACTCCCCCCTGTTATAGCTTTAAAAACTTCAATAGCCTTTTCCATTTTATCCTGATAGCCTGAATTAAAATCATCAACCTCAAAGTCTGTGTCTGTTCCGGGTTTAAATGTAGGAACTACTTCCTGATTCGTAGATAGATTTGCTACTTGACTCGCTACATTTTTTGCGTTTGAAGGGGCCTCTTTAGGCTGCTGCCTTATATAATTTATGCCTGCTTGTACACCACCGCTACCTCCTGAAGTTGAAGGACCTGTAATCGCTTTATTAATTCCAAATGTTTTACGTACATTCATTCGCTATTTACTCCACACATACAGTTACCTCCACAAGGACATCCATTCATTGTAAAGTCAGCACATTGATCACACTCACAATCACCAGTACATAAACATATAGATTCTTCTATACATATACATATTTCACTATCAATATCACATATACATTCCGTTGTTATATTCATTGTTGTTTCCTTCTCCCACGAAAATCTAATCCACGACTCTCGTTAAACTGTTTTCTTTGATACTCTTCTTCCATCTGATTTACGGCATCTTCTGTGGGTTTGCCCGGATTGATTCCAGTACTTCTTACATACGCTTCAAAACCCCGTCGTCGTTGTCTTGTTCGTGCCTCAGTTATCTTAGAACGATCATCTTTAGGTTTGCGTCTTGATAAATCTCGTAGTTCAAACCGATGATCTCGCATGGAATTAATATTAACTTCATCTTCCATGTATGGGGTTTCTTTCATTGCATCTCGTACATGTGTTAATAATTCATCAGGATGATATGAATCGTTTAATGCATCTCTCCATCTAACTCCTTTTTCTGCTAAAGGATTTTGCATATTAGATAGGTCTGCTTCATTTCCTGCGATATGCCTAAAATTACGAATCCCTGTCAATAAAGTTTGCGGGGTTCCTTCGTAAATATTATTTTTATATTCTTCATGTTGTGGACCGAAATCTTCTTTATCTGAAATACGTAACGTATAATCTTTATCAGGATGTAACTCCCGTGGGTCATAACGCATTTTTCCTTTTGCCATAGCAACCCCCAATGATTTTCGTAATCTTCGGTTCCTTGCTTTTCGTAAGGCTACGTATCTTTTCATTTATGTTTAACCTCTATTCACTTTCAAGTACTTTCATTCCTAATGCAATAATACCACCAGTACAGCCCGTCGCAATTTCATTCATTCCATAGTATAGACCTACTCCTGAGAGTATACCTAGTACTATTATCGCCATAAATATCTGTGGTCTTAATTTCCCCATCATTATATCCTCTCCTAATACCACCTATCATATCTTGGTGGTTGCTTCTTCTCCCCTACATTTTCAATCTCTTCCCAATATTTAACTGAATCATATGATCTATCTCTAGTAGTCATGGCGAACCATCTCCATAGAGATCGCAGGACTCTTATCATTTATAGTTCCTTCTCCTATCAATATTTTTGGCAAGGGAAACCATTGTATCGTACATGCCATCTAATGTCTTATATAATTTCTGCATCTTCTCAGGACCTGATACTATTGATCGTCCGCCCCGTTCTCCCATCCACTTATCATATTTATCTTTTGTCTGTTTAGCCTTCCTTTCTTTAGCACGATCTGGATGTTGTCTATAAGCCTCTCTAGCCTTCTGTTCTTCTCGTTCACGATCCCTGTTTGTGTTACCTATTCTACCTTCTTCATAGTAAGAACCCTCACCATGTCTTTCAGAAAGCAATCGTCCTCGATCATCTGTTTGTTCTTCAATAGGTTTCTTCGCTTCTCTAGACCTTCGTTCTACTTCTCTCCGATGGCTAGGATGGCTATCGCCCCATATCTGATCATCCCATCCTCCTTTATCATCCCAATCTTCTTTTACAGCATCTCCCACATCTGCATATATTGTATCTGACCAATCTCGTGTCTGTCTTCCAACTGGTCCTTCTCTTTTTCCTGTTGGGGCAGTAGGTATACCCTGTAGAAACGCATCATCAGGATATTGATCTTTTAATCCTTGTGTAGCCATCATACCACCAGATGTCCGATTCGCATGACTATCCAAAAATTGTGGGTTTCCTTCCTCTGGAGAATCGTCACCCTTCTTTCCTTTAAAAGGATTCCAATCTTTCATCATTTGAGCAGCCATAACATATTGTTTCAATAGTTTTTGAGAAGCGTAACTATCTATCCCTGTATCAGGAGCCTGCTTATATAATTTAAGTAATCGTTTAGTTAATGACATTGTTTCTTTGCCCTCCCTATTAGTAGCCTTTGGTGATTTAGAATAAGACGGAGCATCTTCATCATTAATCTCCGCAATCATTTCACTATTCTCTGCAACAATCCACGGTGGTTTATTATGCATGACCACACCCTTACCATCAGTCTCCACTTCTGCGTAACGTTGATATCGTCCAGCAGCAGGATCAATCTCTGATGGGAAGCCATACTCTCGTAATAGATGATCATGTTCCCGTTTCCGTGCTTCATAGTTATGTAATGTAGTAAAGGACTCTCCCGTTTTTAATGGGTCTTTCCCGGATGATTTGCCAGTAGCCTTAGTATTTTTGTGATTTATGTCAAAGTCTACTTTTTGTTTCAATAGTTTTTGTGATGGATGGTTAGCATCATAATGCGCTTCAGGATTTTCTCCTTGTCGTTGTCGTAGTGCTTCATTAGCAGCTGAAAAATCCAGCTTGATTTTCCCGCCTTTTTTAGCAGGACCTCTACCTCGCATATCTTGAATTTCTTCCGCACTTAATTCAGGAAACTGTTCTTCATATGCTTTATCTGGACCTTTAGGAAAATGTCTTGCTAAAGCATCCTCAAGATGTCGGGAGCCTCTCCTTCTTTTTCCACCAAAATCTTTTGACGGACCTTCACCTTCAACATCAATAGAAGGATTTCTTTTTTTAGCCCTATCGTAAGCAGATTCTTTCTCCTCATGTTCCTTCAATAGTTTCAGAAACTTTTCTACATTGGGGTCCCTACTACTTCCCTCATCATATGCTGAGTAAGGAGAATCTGGAGTCCAAGGTTTAAATTTTCTTTTCCCCGGTATTTGACTCTCAGGCATCTCAACAACATTGCCTTCATTTGTTTCAAGCATTGCTATTCGTTCTTCTTGAGTTGGCTTACTAGGATTCCTATTTGAAAGTTCTTCATACTCTCGTATCAAAGCTTCTTCTAAAGTCTCACCGGGTCTTCGGTTCCCCTTCAAACCACCCTTCAAAAGTTGATTTGCTCTAGCAAAAGACTTCAACATTTCGGTAGAGAATACCATATTCTGCATTCCTCCCCCTCGTCCTCCTCGTCCTGCCATAGTTTCGTCATGCATAGGACCACCTTGCCCCATATCTTTAGGTTTACGAACCCAATGTCCAATAGCAGCAGAGTCCATTCCTAGTTGCCGATAATTTTCTTCGGTTACTAAGTCGTGAGTATCTGCCGAAGGTAAACCTTCTTTCGCAGTATATTTACTTCCTCTTCGTTGTTTTCCCGGCATGACTTACCTCCTATGGTTATTATACTATATCGAGTATCTCTTTCGCTAGGGCGTACTCAGTTTCCATACGTAACGTATCTTTTTGTATAGGTAACCCTTTTAATATTTCAAGTGCTTTAACGTGTTCTTTTATTAATTTTTGTGGCATCATCAGAGACAATCCATAGAAAGTGTCGCTTAACGATTCAGGTGCTTTCCACGGTTTCTGATTATTTGATGCCTGCATTGATTCCGAAAGAGCAGCAGCACTACTATTTGCTGGCTGCTTTGCTGTAACCGTGTGGGCAGTATTAACCGGGGGCTTTGTAAAATTAGTTGCATTTACAGGCTTATACTTAACGCTAGTAGACGTTACTGTATTATGAGCAGCTGGATTTTGAATACTATTAGATGCTACGGCTCTTGGTGGTGGTGTACCACTTGTAGTCTTTAGTCCTGAATTAGGATCGTTAGGATTATTTAAGTTCATATTATAGTTAGGATTCTCTGTTTTGAACTTAGCTTGAGCCTCTGCCCCAACAGGTGTATTATATTTATCGTATTGAGCAGCCATTCTCTCAGCAGCTGCTCTACGAGGATCATCTGCTCGTAAATCCGCAGGAAGTTCTAAAGTATCGTTATCACCCGAACCAAACCGATAAACAACCATATCTCCTTTCTGGCCTGCAAAGTCCTCATCAACAACATCAGTACGAATTTCTTTCCCTGTAATACTTGTTTGTGTCATAGCACCTTTTTGTTTATCTTCTATAGGAGTTATTGCAGTATCATCTGATCTATATTGTTTACCTGTAGCTGGGTTAACAACAGTAGGTGTAGGTGCAACATCGGACTCCAGATTCTCCTTACCTCCGCTACCAGCAGCACTACTACCAGCAGCATCACTACCAGTAGCAGCATTTCCGCCACCAGCGGGGGCAGCGGCTGCCTCATTAGCTGTCTCAGTAGTAATTGATGCTACATCAACCCAACCAGTATCAGATTCATTTCGCTGGAAAGTTTGATTCCCCAGACGATAATATGTTTGTCCATCTGCACCAATATATTCACCATCAATATTATTGTCAGCAGATGCAACCTCATCTACAGGATTAGGATCGTCACCATCAACAGCCTCAAGAGCAGCATTAGCTGCGTTATTTGCATCAATAGTTTCATTCAAGTCTGCATTAGCAGCAGCACCTTTAGCGGCTTCAGCATCAGCAGCTGCTTGGTCTGCAACCTCAATTCGCATTTGATTATCTATAAAATCTTGTTCAGAGTATCCGGGGTCATCCTCAAAGATTTCATTATAAGGAGGCTTAGACCACCACGGATCACCACCTACAGCTGTGTCTGCGGGTGCTTCTACATTAGCGGTTGGAGTAGTAGCAGCATCAGGATCAAAAGTACCTTCTGGATACCCTACAATATTACCAGATGAATCTCTATAAACTCCTTCAACTTCTGAATCATCAATATCATCTGGATTCATATTTCGTAATTTAGCTAATGCTTCTTTAGCTTCCTGCCTAAGAGTAGCCTCTGTATCTCCACCCCCATCATCTTGTGATGCTGGTGCTTCAGGATTAGCGGCGTATCCGGGGTCACCGGGAAACTGTACAGTTGTATCATCTCTAGGTGTACCGTCATGTTTATGCGTAGCTTGTGTACCCATTTGATGTTTGAGCAATTCTTCTGCCCTTGTGTATGCTTTTAATAACTTTAATTTATTCATGTTAATTTCCTAAATTAGATTTATTTTGTAAGCCGTAGGGTCCCCAATTAAAGCTAGGAGGTTCTTCATTTAATGTCCATTGCTGTTGAGCATCCGATAGATACTTAACCATAGCTGTTATATTATCTCCTTCTTCTACCTCCCACTTAGTATCAACCGTCACATCTGCGGGAGTTGGTTTTAATCCTGTCTTTAAAGCATTGCCCGTATTGGAAAACCATCCATCAGGTATAGGATCAAACTTAGTAAGAAACTTCTGTAGTTTATCTATATCAGATTCTTCTTCATCCTCCGTATCCCATTTGGCTTGAAGTTCAGGAGGAACCTCCGCAGCCGATGTAGGTTCGGTATCTTGATCAGGATTCCGTGGCATAATAACATCATCTAAAACGCTATCTTCCATACTATGGGGGGCTTTAAACCTTGTAATGAGGTTTTCTATCTCGTCACCACTTAGATGATCGGGGATATCCTCCTTTGTTTTTATCAAGTCTAAAAATGAGCGGGTGAAATCTATTGATCCATCCTCTCTTTTACTTAGATGTATCTCAATTGAGATGCCTTCTTCCTCTTCTGTGTCCAATGTGTGAGGCGAATCCTCTTCAGGTTTATATAGAGTACAGTAATCATCTGCTTCTATATCTCCTGACACCGTTTCACAGGAGTTCTCTTGTTCATTAAAGTATATACAAGAGCCACATGCTATATTCATTGCTAGTTCAGCGGGTGTAGATTCTCTATAACCACATTGTTCTTTAGATACCTTACCCGTCTGTTCACTCATATCTGCTTTTAATAGATCAAATGAAGCCCCTTGGTTAACACCTTTCTCACATACAGTAACTTCGGCAAGTTCCATCTCATCGACTTGCATGTATGGCATTAATCCTTTGGTCATGTTCTGAACCTTTGTAGCAGACCCCGCAATGGAATAGGATTTTAGTTTCCCTTGTTTAATTTGATCCCTTACTCTATCTGCGATCTTAGTATCATTCCGTATTTCACAGATAAAGAAGAGTCCTTTATCATTCACATCACTCTTATATATTTGTCCACCCTTTGTTATATAGGCTGGTAATGCCCAACCTACCTGTACATCAGAGTGGAGAACCATAGCGTTACGAGTACGGAAGTTTTCCATGTACTTTTTAAAAGCTGTTCGTAAGGCTCCTGTAGTAATCAAATGGCCTTCCCTGTCTATTAATTCGACTGATGCTGGCCCACCTACCACCATAACACTCTCGTCGGGTATACCCATCGCCGCTTGTGTATAAGTGGGGCTATCAGGAAAGGCTCGTGATAAGGTCAGTATTTCAGCATCAGAGGCAACTCCAGCATTAAAGAGCCTGTCAAACTCATCTAAGGCTTCGGTTATGTTTTCCATAGTAGTAGTTCCCCCAAATGTTTCTACAGGAGATTCTGCCTTTTCAAGAAACATAACCTCTGCATCTGAGGGAACTTGTTGAAATTGGTCACGAACTCCCAGAAAAAATGATCGGGGTTTGTGGCTTGTAAAAGTAACCATTAGCCAGAATGTACTCCCCATATGTATCCACGTATTGTAGTACCAGCACTAGAGGCAATTACACTAACTGAGTTGGCTTCTATAGGCCAATTAGTTTCAAATGTATCTCCTCCTGCTATGGGAATTCCTTCTCCAGCTACGGCTACATCATCGAATGCTACGGTAATTATATTATTAGTAGCATGGTAACTTTCTTGATTAATTATTTTAATTCCTCTTACATGGGTCATGCCTGAAAATTTTTGTGATGCCGACAAGTCTGCGGCTCCTTCCCAAACAAAACGTTCCCCTACAGAGGATAGTGGTTGATGCCCATCTACATATGCAGAGTGGGCGTTTTGAGTTCGTAATTCATACATAAACATATCAGCATACCAAGCTGTTGTATTGTTATTCCACATACTTCCTGAAGGGCGTACCTGAATTCTATATTCTTCAGACGTTCCAACTGGAACATGGTAAGCAACAGAGATGCGTTGGAATGACGTAGTTAAAGTAACTGCATCTCCAGTAGCAAGGGTTGTAGTTCCTGCTGCATTTTGAATAACCATTTCGACAGCTGCCGTTGCCGACCCTGACTTCGCAACATAGACGGATGCTTCCATCGCAGTTCCGTATCTACCACCGCCACCAATCTGTGGGGTTGCTACATAAAACCCATCCGCAGTAGTTGAGGTCGCTGCTCCACCACCACGAGTAACTTTTAGTCCATGAGCCACTCCATTAGGTGTAGTAGACCCACTAATAGCTTCTCCACTATATGCAACTCGTGCTAGGGTGACATCGCCACCACCAGTTTTAGTATACATTGTAATATCGGCGTTTTCAATGTTTGGGTTTGTGGCAAGATTTACGGCAGGGATTCCACGATTAGCTGTGTCCACTAAAGTCACAGCTGACGTACCTATGTCCTGTTGGGTTATTCCAATATATTTAGTCCATAAATGAACGCTGGACCGTGTACTTGGGTCTATCTCCCATGAGGTCCAATCTTCTGCACGTAATGATGACATAATGTTTCTCCTATTTTAGTAGGCGCATCATACCAAAAATGGAACTAAGAACAAAGGTAGTATGTACTATAAGTAATCCTATACCTCCTGTTATCCATTTAGCCCCTAAAAATTTGCTACGCCAATCCCGTATTTCGTCTACTTCCGAATCTATTTTTTCTAATCTAAGACATAAATTTGCATTTAAGTTAGCTTGAGTTTCTATATAATTATCTAATCTTTCCATGTATACAGCGAGTTTGACATTTAAATCGTTTTTCGCTGCCATACTACTATCTACCGAAAGCTATAATACGAACTACTTCAGCAACTGTACCAGTAGCTTCCTGAAGAGCATTACCATCTCCACTAGCCACATACAAATCAAGTGTTCCATTTGTGTAGTCATACTGTGGAACATAAGCAGAGTTTGCTCCTCCATCAGCTTCTGATGCACAAAGCATTATATGTATTGACTCTAGTCCTATATCGGTCGCTGAGATTGCGGCTCCTGCATATGAACCTGAAAACGTAACTGTTTTAATTACGTACTTATTATTACCGGGAACTCCTGCCATATCGGAAGCATTCCCCGGAGTTGTGATTGCAAATGCCATTGTATTCCTCCTTACATATGAAGGGGGTAGAGCGTGAGAACCCTACCCCCAACAATTTAATTAAGCGTTTAAGTCGCCTATCTTCGCCTGTACGAAGAAGTTCCTGCATCGCATCTCACCCATTGTATAGAGTAGACCCCTAATTACCAGCTGGTTTGCAGCAAAGTAGTCACGGTTCTCAATATACTGAGTCGGCTGTGCAATCGCAATCTCCAAATAATCGGTGTCTAGAACGTATACGTTTGACCCCAATGTATTATAAGGTGAAGCTACTGCTACGGACTTTGGAACGTCCGCATCTGGTAGAATCGGGATGCCCATATAGGTAGCAAGAATCAGACCTGTTCGAGTACCGGGAAAGGTTCTCTCAGAGCCGACACCAACCTGATACTCTTCCTGTCCCATATACCTTTGCTGCGAGTTTAGAAGTCTCTCTAGCTTAAAGTACTGGTCATGTCCAAGAAGAATAAGTTTGGGTTCACCACCATTCTCCCTAATCTTCTGAATACAAGTATCCAAAGCGTTCAGGGATAGGTCACGCCCTACACCAGCGTTATAATCAACGTTTGCTGCCGCATTCCATGCACCCGCAGTTCGGGCATATGTTACGTCATAAGCTTTTGGTCCGTTTCCAGCACCTGAAGTAGGCCATGTTACACCATTGCTTATTCCGTCTGCTTCAACAACATCGTCAATAGAAGTTATTCCAGCCCTTGAATAGGCGAAAAGAATATCGCCTGCGGCTGACTGCTTAGAGTTTGTCCACGCACCATGTGTAAAGGTAGCCTGTGAAGAGGCTATGGAACGGTCCGTAATTTTAGTTGCTGTTTCAGTAGCAGGACCGTTAGTATCCAACAAAGAAATAACGTCACCAATGTGAAAGTCATTCTGTGCTGCTTCGTGAATCTTACTCGTTGTGGTTGCACCACCAGCAGCAACGGCTACGTGCCTAGAAGCTGATAGTAGTTCCTCGTTAATTTCTTTCATGTGGTCTAGTTGAGAGTTCTCATTCTCCAGAGCCAGCACATCTCCGATACCGCCTTCCAACTGTGCCGTGAAGACTGACTTCACCGAAGCACCGAAGGTCGTAGCGACTATTCGGGGTAGGCTGGAAACTGGCTCAATGTTCGACACATCGACTGCGGGAAGCGTTCCTGCTTCCTCTACAGGTCGGCTGCGAAGCGAACCCCTATCTGTCCTTACCCTCCAACCAGCTGTATTGCCCCATACTACACGGGGTACAGCGTTGAAGAAACGGGTCTGGTTGTTAAGTGCTTGCCAGACTTTCCGTCCGTAGGTGGTTGTGAAGATAGATGCCGTTGAACTTGCGTCACCAGCCGTGCCAGTACCAAACGCCGTTCCACTAAAGTTATCCTTCTTCAACATTCCATCGCCGAATATGGACTGATATAGACCCCTCTGGGACTGCGAAATATATTCGCTTAGTGATGGGTTAGCCATATCATTTCCTCCTGATTAATCTTAATAATTTATCCTAATAGTTCTCTAGGAACACCATCGGTATCCCCTGTCTCAATAGCAATCTGCATATCTCGAAGTTGCTTATATGAGAGTTCTGTCAACTGGTCTACTACCGCATCGCCTGAACTGTCGGCTGACTTAGTAAGAGGTGTTGCACCATCAATACCAAATCCGTCGTAGTTTATTGTCGTGGGTCGTTGTAGACTAGTCTCTTCCTTAAAGCCCATCTTTCGTAGTCGAGCCTCAGTTTCTCTCTGTACAGCTTTCTCAATAGAATTATTGGTACTTACCGCTTTAGTCAAGTTCATAATCTGCTTCTGCATGTTCTCTAACTTTCCATAATATCCACTTTCGATATTCTCTTCTGATCCTTCGTCGTCATCTTCCTCTTCGTCCATATCCATATCTTCATATTCCTTTGCCAAATTCTGTAGCTGTAGCTGCATAGCCTGTATTGTATGCTGTACATTTTCTGTCTTGGAATCAATTGTTACAGGGGATTCTGAATCATCTGCATCCGCTCCACCTGTATCACTTGGTCCTTCTGCCTTCGCCTTTGTTTCAGGGTCAGGGCTGACATCCATCCCAGCATCACCATCATACTGACTTGCTTTGAAAATGTTAGCAACTTCGTTAGTTACTGCTTTAATAAGCAGGGCTTTCTCCATTGCAGCATTTTCCATTTCTTCCTCTTCCTCTCTTTTCTCAGCATCTTCGGCATCATCTTCTTCAGCCTTCTTTAGTCGGGAATCCATTTTTTGCAAAACTTCTGCCACGGCAGCCATCGCAAGACCATTGCCTTCCATCTGCTTCTCAATTCGATCTAGAATTGCATCGTCCATTCCATTACCTCCTTAATTGCATTTAGAAGGTTGGTCTAAGCCACCTCCGACCTTCTTATAAAATAGTGAACTTCTCACATAAATATTATACTAACGTTCTACAAAAAACCTACGTTTTATATTAAGAATCAGAAACCGTAGTCTTTGTAGTTACATATTGTAACATTTCGTTACGAAAATCATATAAAGGAACTTGGATTAACTTCTTAAACTTTTCACATTGAGTCCCTTCAGGAAGGGAAACTTCTACTAAATCTAATACTTTACCTACCATTCGTGAATGACGGGCTAAAATATATTCTTGCTCTGCGGTTACTTTACTTACATCCATAATTCCTACTCCTTACATTCTCCTATTTCGTCGCATGACATTCTCAACTGCTGTGTCAATAACATCATCAATAAACGGATTCTTAAATACCATAACTTGTTTTTCTTTCTCTACGGGAGTTAATTGTTCGTCAAGTGTTGGCTGTTCTTGCTGTCGTGTATGCTGCCTAACTTGTTCTACACCTCCTGTTTTTCCTCGTCTACGATAAGATCGTATTCGTTTTGGAATTAAACGAGAGACAAAAGAAGGTTCGACTACTTCTTCTGTAACCGTATCGAACCCTCCCGACTCTCGGATATCTACAGCCTCATGTGCATCAGGAAAAAGAATCTTATCTATATAGATTCCTTCCCCTCGTTGTCGCCATTTTCCCTGCGCTTCTGGGGGCGATTGAGCATTAAGGAGGGCATAAATTTCCTCCTGAACCTCTTTCTGTAGTTTTCCAATCATATCTTGTACACTCATATTTAATTATACTTGAATTCCTGAATTTATCCACACATCATCTAATGTATCATTAAAGGTTTTATTAGACTCATCATACCTATTTAAATAAATTACTTCTTTTCCTACATAACCATGTTCAGGATGCCAATACGTAGCTAAATGTTTTGGTGGTGAATAAACAATTAGCTTCTGTAAAGCATATTCATCACCTCCTTTCATCGTGCCACATATATGTACTTCACCTGTCCCAATATCAAATTCATCAATACGATGAAAGTGTCCCATCATTACAGAATCAAAACCATAATGTAAAACATTACGGAAATTAGAAACTATTCTAAGGATAGATGTTCCTACTCCTGCTCCCGGAACTGAATCTCCATGCATTATTAATACGGTTTTGTTTCCTGCTTGAAATGAATTTACAAACCCTTTAGGAATATCAAAGGTAATGTTTGACTGTTCCCTACAAAAAGCTGCTACCCATTGGTATAACATGTAATCCCAATCCATATACTTATCTTTCATAGGAGGTTTCCTTGTCATACGTCCGTGGTTACCTACTACACAAGGAACATGAATCGTTTGAAAATTCCCTGCTAGGAACATCAATGCTTGAGCCACTAAGTTGGCTCCCCTAATCATTTGCCCCATACAATTATCAATATTGGTACGGGCTAACTCCTCATGAATATCTCCACTAATCATATCTCCCAACATTGGAACAACTAGGTCGTCAATAGGAGCGAAGTTTCTACGAAGTTCTACTAGTTCTAATAGCTGATTTGCCCACCCGTATAATCTTTTATTGAAGATATCAATATTATATTCATTTAATCCGACCATTTGGGCTTCTTCAACCCTATCTCCAATGTGCAAATCCGTAAGTGGAGCAACGACCGTTTGCGGTTTATGTGACCCATTACGAGGTTTATACTTAGGTATTGACACAGCTTTAATGGCAGGAGCCATATTCTGTATTGTATCAATAATAAGTTCTTTCTTAGCCGTTTGCTTAATCGACTGTTCATAAAGTTTTTTCCAATAAGAAGCTTCTGCTTTAAAGGTTTGTGACTTCTTATCTAAATCTACTTGCTCATCAGTCTCTAAAGAAAATCTGTCTGAGTATGCCCATTTGTCGTGACAACGTTGAACGGTCGTCCGATGAACGTCGAGGCCAAATCTTTCCCTTAGTCTTTGGGCTATCCCCGTCCATGTTTGTCCAGCTTTCCGTAGTCTTAGTATCTCTTCTCTCGCCTGTTCTGGTATCATTTCCTCTCCTTATATGTAAATAAACTACTTTTCCACAATCTACGCATCCTAAATCTTGATCAGTATTCATGTACATTGCCCCATTACATTTAGGACACGACTTTAAAAATAGCTTACTCATAACTTCTTTGTCAATAGAAAATCTCTAAACCATTGTGCCGTACTCTGTTCTTGTGCTTTTCTCACAGTTTTTTCTACCTCCTTCTCATCTAATAAAATATCTTCTGGTAATTCCTTCTCCTTATCAAGATCACCCCCTCTTACTAAAGCGTCATTATTCTGAAGATTAAATCCTTTTTCCATTGATTGTACATATCCTCCTATTGAAGCTGCTGCTTCTAATGGTGGTTCAACTACACTTTCTGAATCTTGTTTATCTCTTCGTCTTTTTTCTTGTACTTTATTAACGAAGTCATTTTGTTTTACATCTGTATTTAAAGGCTTATCACCTTTTCGTTCAATATACTTTGGTATTTTATCACCCGTTCCTTGACGAGGTTGAACAACTGTTAACGTATGTGGTGCGCCTCCGCCAACTGTATCAGCTTTCTCCATCGCTTGAAAATTATTACCACTCTGGGCTGGCATTTCTAAAGTGGCTCCTGATTTAATATATCCTTTCTGTTTTTTTGGTATTTGCTGCGCCCCTACCTTTTCATCTGCATCATTCATTTCAGCCCCAGCCCGTCCTGATTCCATTAATCCCGCCATCCCCATATTATGAGCAACTGGATTAGTAGGTACGCTGTTCTCTGTTTTAGGCGTGTCTTCTGATCCTTCTCCTTGTAAAGAATCAGCTGGACGTAATCGTTGATGTGGGTTTAAACTATAGTCATCGTAATGCGAAGGAGCATTATGATTCTTTTTAAGTTCGGTTCGAGCAAATTGTACTAGGTCATAGACAAAAGATTTATCGAGGTTTTGTACCGTTGCGTGAGAATGGTCTGGTGTTGTACTCATACCAACACTACTCGTTCCCATCCCGGTCGTGATCACCCCCTTTCGTCGATTAGATTTGATTTCAGTATATGGTTCCCCATATGCCTTGTCAAGGGATTTAGTAGGGGAAAAGTCCCTAAGAAATGCATCGACTCTCTCAATACCACTTTTCTCTTTAACCTTCTTTTTATCATTATCAAAGGCTTCATCTGCATCCTCAGTACTTGTAAAAACAATATCATCATCTAAGTCTTTTCGTAACTTCTTTTTCTTTGGAAACGTTGAACCGTATGTCGTTGTTGAAACATCCGCAGATGTAAACCCTCCAATGGCTCCGCCGCCTCCGTCCCCTTCTTTCATAAAATCAATAAATTTTTCATAGCCCGATGCGTGGGCAGCTTGTGAAACCTCCTCTGCTTTTTTACGTGAATTAAACGGACCCTTACTTCCCCAATACCATCCATCACTCTTCTTACTAATCGGCATTGTCTACTTCCTTATCTACTTCCTCTCTAGTATTACCGACTTGAGAAGGGTTATAACTAATCTTAGGAGTATCTATAGTATTCTTAAAGGTTGCTTTTTCTACCCCTAGAATACCCGCACTTCCTAATGTAGCTGTATAATCTACCCCTTCATTTACAAACCATAATTGTTTACCATCAGAAGTCATATCTTTTAGAATAGGGGCAACATAACCTCGACCAGTTAAGTCTTCAATCCATGACTTATTCATTAAGGTTAATTCATTGTTCTTATTGCGTCCTTCAGCGAACTCATCAATATCTCTTTCCTCGAAAGGAGATTTGTCATGCCAATCAGGAGTTCGTCCTGCGAAGCGTCCACCAAACTTCTTTGCATCTTTTCCTAATGACATATTCTGTAAAGGTATCTGTGGGGCAGGCTCTGATCCGGGTCCTTCACCACCTCCCGGTGCGGCTCCTGTATTACCGGGGGCTGGATTAACTCCTGTCATTCCCGGTACATTAGCTTGTTGTTGGGCTAATTGGGCTTCCATAGCTTCTTCTTGCATCCTCATTTGCTGTACGCCCAATGCCATTTGTTCCCCTTGCATCTCCGCCATTGGAACAGCTTGACCGCCAATAATAAATTCTGCCTGATCTAGTGGTACATCATCCTCTTTAAGAGAGACTTGATAACCTAATTGTAAGTACATAGCGGCTACTTGCGCCCTTTGCTGGGCAAAGCTAATGCGAGTAGCTTCTGCTTTCTCTTCAGGGTTTTCCAAATGTATTTCATAATCTGTTATGCCAAAAGCTTCAAGAATTAAAGGGAAGACTTTTTCATGGAAGATTCGTTGATCTCCTTCTACTACACGACTCATAACAACTAACTGTTGAGTCTGTGTTGATAATCCACCGAATGCTTCTGGTGCGCCTTGCCATGCTGGAGTTACACCCCACATAGCTGCAATACGTTCTCGTATTTCATTACGTACTGGAAGATAATCCATCTCTTGTAAAGTATGGAATAGTCTAAGTAGTTCTACTCTACCCCTTTGATTCCTAGAAGAGACAGCAACCATCGGTACATAGTTAGGGTCTTGCCGTGTCTGAGCCGTAATGTTTTCACGTTCTCGTCGCAGACTTTCAGGATCGTCTGTATAGACCATCATCATTGCCGCAGGCATTTTTCTCTCAAAGAAATAACGAAATAGGTTTTTATCCATACCAATTAAGGTTAATGCTTTTTCAAAGATTGTTAGGATAGGACTCCATCCATATGTTTCTGAAGGAGTAAATTTAGAACTATGAACTATTTCGGCATCGAACATATAAATGTGCTTATTCCGATGATAGTACTTATACATGACAGGGCGAAGATCGACTTCACAATCTTCTTCTTGGCAGTTTCCGGGTTCCTCATGGACTTCTTCTCTGTGTATTGGACACATAAAATGTGCGTTCTTAGGTAAGCCAGCTGCGTCAAGATCGAATTCGACAAGGGCTGGATTAAGTCTTCGGACTTCTTTAACTTTTGATCTGATGGTTCCATCATCGCCTGCCTTATACTCTTTAGCTAAGTATAAAAATCCGTCATCAATAGAATTTATATCGAAATGAAACTGTCTTAATACTTCTTCAAAGCTTTGATCAAATACATTACAGTCATCTAAGAAAGCTTTTAATCTATCTAACTGTTCTGTATCAGGGTCTTCGACTGTGGGTTTAAAGATTATCCCCCTACGAAAAACCTCATTAGTTATATGTTGAAGTGGTCCTCTAATCTCTTCTACTGAAAAAGCTACCATCTGTAAGTCCATTACCAATTGTTGGCGATACGCCATTTGGTGACGTACCCATGTATTAACAATATGATCAAGACCTATAGTTGGTGCTTGTCCTATATCCCCTGCCGATTTCATTAAATCTAATTGATTTAATTGATTAGTTAGCTGAACCATTTGGTCAGCCATATGGGGGACTTCAGGTAAGTATTCTGATAATCTCATACACTATTCCCTCTCGGTTAAATTAGTCATATCTGACATTGAAACCAGTTTAACAATATTATTCATAGCTTTTTCTTTTAGTTCATAATCTTCTGATCTTTGAACCTTACGAATTGTTATAGCATTCGTTTCTTTTAGATCAGCAATTTCTTGTCGTAACTGGATAATTGTATCATCTTTCTCCTGTGTTACATCTTCTAGTAGTCCTTCTTCTCCTTCAAAGGATGCATTTTGAAGTACACCCATTCTGGCTGCTTCTCGTATTAACGAGATAAAAGCCCCCTCAGTTAAAATTGTTACTGCGGGATTATCATCTTCGATATCATCATCAGGACCTACTTGGGTTAAAGCCTCGTGCCATGTATCCAAAATCCGCCATGTTGATGTTGTATCATCCCTATGAGCAACATACTGCTGTTCTCGTCCACGTAAAATATTACCTAACATACTTACCTCTACTTTATTCTATTATACTACTTGCTTAAAGCTTTCTCCAATTTACCCGGAGCAAACCCCGCAATCATATCTGTTCCTATAACTGTAACTGGTGTAACTCTAAAACCCATCCGTACTAAATCTTCTGCGTAATCAGCATTTTCTGAAATATTATATTCAGTAAATTCATGTCCGTTCTTTTTCAACCAAGACTTGGTTGCTGTACAAGGACCTCAACCACTACTCGTGAATACTTTAATATCAGCCACCTTCCCTCCTTTGTTTACGTTCACAAACATAACATATCTTATGCCCTTTCTTAATACTTAGTTTAACACCACATTTACATTTTGACCAATTACGTCTAGCCATTTATCACTCCTATTATTCCTACTCCTACTAATCCTATAATTGATATGAGAACTAATAATTGTATTACTAGCCCCCATAACTCTGGGTTCTTCCACCACATATTCTCACCTTTATTCGTTAGTAACCGTTACTGTCGGTGCGCCAGTAAGAACCTCTACGTTGTCACTAACATTCCAGTTAGCTGCGGTTACGCTCTGATTAATCTTAAACTCCTTAGTTGCAAATCCGTCTGAAGCACCAGCGTTACCACCACCACCTATCTCGTTAAGCTGAATAGTTAGGGTTCCAATCTTCATACGGTCGAAGGAACAAGAGCCTCCTTCAGTATACAAATTGCTCAGAATCAGCTTATCTATTTTTCCATTAACAGCGGATGTAGGAGCATCTATATGTATGCGGTCATATGTACCGCCTGAAGTTACCATTGCTTCTGCCTGATGATGACCTCCGCCAACTGCTCGCATTCTGGAAGTCCCCGGAGTCTGGTTAATACTTTGACCATCTGAGGCATTTCCAATTATGTTAATGGTGTGTGCTGTTATGTTGTCAAAGTACATAGTTGTACACCGTGACTTTTCAATTAGCATTTCACCTACCTCTAGGAATGTACTTGTCTCACCATTACCACTCTTTACTGTTCCACCAATCAATACCGCAGTCGCACTAGCGGCTGTTCCATTAAGAGAAGTATGTGCAGAAGATGGTACTGCACCTCCAGTAAATACAGTTCCTACTGTTACATTCTCAATTTTAATCTCTCTTACGGGAGTCGAACCCATAACAACTCTTAACGTGTTGTCTTCCTTATATTCTTGCCTCCAAGCCATTGCCTGTTCCAATGTGGGATCAGGGTTTTGAGCAGGGGCGGCGTATATGCCTGAGTCACCGTTTGTGAAGCTTCTGTCAGCCAAAACTGTCTCATTCACCACGACTCCAGTTCCAGCAGTACCTCCGATTGCGAGAAGTCCTATTGCCATCTGTGGACTGAATCCCATCATTCTTAGGAATGAATATGGAGACATCAGTATTTTAAATGTCGTCTTCCATTTTGCCGATTCATTATTAGCATATTCAATCTTTTCCAATACCCAATTTCGCCAGACCGTAATTTTTTTGTATAGAGTAATCGGAGATCGTAGAATTGCTTTTGGAGCCGTTCTAAAGTTATTTAAGTGTAGCAATAGTCCAAATAGGATTAAACCTGATGAAACTCCTATAGTAGGAATTAAATTAGCTTGTAGAAATAATACTTGAGTATATAACTCATTTGCTAATCCCATTGAGATATAAGGAGTAATTGCTGGGATTGGATTAATATAAGATACAAATAACCCTAGGCCCCCTAGCAGTACGAGTAAAGCTGTATTAATGGCTCCCACCACAGTACTAATCCCTTTTAAAGGAATTTTAATAGAAGGCAAATTAACTTTAGGCATATCCAAACGTATCATTGGCAATGATGCTTTCGGCAATCTAAAACTGATTTTAGGCATATTAAGTGTTGGAATTGTTAATTTTCGTAAAAAACGTTTAAACATAGCGGACCTCCTATTCATCAAATGACAGTATGTATATTGGAGTTCGTTCTCCCATATATGCTCCACGGATATTAAACTCAAAAAAGTCTATTGCATCTTCATAAGTCATCTTATCTCGCTTCACCAGCACATCTAAAATTTTTTCCTCACTATATACTGCTCGTGGTGGATCATCATCAGTTACGCCTAAAAATGCTTCTGCGTAATCCATCCGTTCTTCATCTGATCCTAACACTAACAGACTTTCATCCATCATTTCCGCCCATTCCATTGCAATCTCTAATCTATTCATCGTTATATTATACTCCTAATTTCGTATTATGCTATGACACATACACTAAAACCGCAGTTTTTACATGTCTCACACCCTGAATCAGCTACTATATAAGGTGAATCACAACATGGCTCATTCATTGGAGAGTCTTGTGTACCTTTAACTAGTACTTCTTTCTCTCGACTTCCTGCCCTATACACAGTAATTCCTTTACATTGTTCTCGCCACGCCAACATATATGTATCGTATACATCCTCAACTGTTGCTTCTGTAGGCATATTAATAGTTTTTGATATACCTGAATCTATGTGAGGCTGGAAGAATGCTTGCATTAATACATGGTCAGCAGCTGAGATTTCAGGAGCCGTAATATATATCTTTTTAATATCGTCAGGTACTTCATCTCTATCCTGTAAGGATTCTCCTTTAGCTAAAGCGTTCATTAACTCTTCAGAATAAAACCCTCGATCACGGGCTTCCTTCTCAAAATATTCATTAGTATATCGTAAAGTCTTGCCTTCTAGTATATTTTGCTTTTCCCATGCTAAAGCGAATGTAGGCTCAATTCCTGATGAACAGTTAGCAATCATAGAAATAGTTCCCGTTGGGGCGATAGTCATACGACACGCATTTCTATATACCTCTGTAATTGGATGAAAATTACTCTGTTCAAAAGCTGGAAAAGGTCCTCGTTTAACTGCAAGATCGAGAGATGCTTGATCAGCAATCTCTTGAATATATCTTATAAGAGATTGCCCAATTTTTCTCGCTTCTAATGAATTATATGGAACCCTAAGTTGTATTAATAAATCAGCGAAACCCATTATACCTACACCAATCTTTCGAGTAGCTTTTGTCATCTTCTCAATAGCAGGCGTAGCATAATGATTAGCGTCAATAACATTATCTAGAAAGTTTACAGATAACTGCGTAACTCTTTTTAAGCCTTCCCAATCAATTTTATCTTCCCATTTTTCAGTCCATTCATCCTGATAAAATTTTGCTATATTAATTGAACCTAAGTTGCAAGATTCATTTGGTAATAGTGGTTGTTCACCACATGGATTTGTAGCAATCATTTGACCGAACTCTTTCTTAACATGATTATCCGCATTTACTTTATCTAGAAAAATCATTCCCGGCTCACCATTTTTCCATGCCCCTTCACATATCTTTTTAAATACGTATCGTGCTGATATAGTATCAACCATATGCTTTGTCTGTGGATCAATTAACCCATATGACAGGTCATACTCAACCATTTTCATAAACTGAGTATCAACGCCAACACTAATATTGAAATTGTGTATATCACCTTCACTAGATTTAGCGTCGATAAATTCAAGAATGTCGGGATGATAGACAGACATAACAGCCATATTCGCTCCATCACGTTTACCTCCCTGTGTAATCATGGACGAAACTCTTGAAAGTGTTTTTAATACTTCAATTGGTCCACAAGCAACACCATGTGTAGATTTAATTTTGGCTCCTTTAGGACGGAGTTTGGATAATGAAAATCCTGTTCCACCCCCAAATTTCTGTACCATTGCGGAATCTGTAGCGGCTTGCATAATACCTTCCATACTATCTTCTAAAGGGATTACAAAACAGGCAGACAACGTACCTTGTTCTGTTCCTGCATTCATTAATGTAGGCGAATTTGGAATAAATTCAAAATTTGACATCATATGATAAAAATCTAATTCAAGCATAGTTTTCTCAACAGGTAACGTAAGGTACTGATTTTCTATATCAGCAACTGCTTTTGCTACCCTTTTAAATAAACCATCAGCGTCTTCAACAGGCTCACTTTTTTCATTCTTTAAAAAATATCTGTGTCCTAATACCGTTGCTGCCTGCGGTGAAACTGTTGTTGTCATGAAAACCTCCTATCCTCTATAGTTACAATAAATGCAAAATTTGCGTTCCGGGACCCAAAATGATGGTCGGCACTCTCCTTCATCACACTTTGGGTTAGGGCAATCCTTCATTGTTAAATCTGAATTGATTGACCCACTATAATTCATTGGCGGGGAATGTGTCAATAACTCATCTCCATCTTGCTTATCTGTAACTGTAGATTGGACATCAAAGTTCATTTCTGCTGCTGGACTCGCATCGCCTGCTATATCATCTGCCCATATTTGAATGTTTCCAACATGGACTACCTGATTCCACGTATGTTCATGGGCTGCCTGTAAAGCCATAGCAATCGAAAAGAATGCGTCCCCATGTCCCATCGGAGTTTCAGGTGCTTTTAATTCATTATTTACTGATAAAATTTGTTGTTTTTGTCGTTCATCTTTTAGGAGACTTACTCTATCTCCATGTACATATTGTTCAAAAATTTGTGCCATTGTGTTCTTTGCTTTTAATGTAAAATGCATAGGCCACCATGAATGGTCTAATCCTCTATCTTCTAGTTCGCCACGAGTATTATCTATATATCCTTTTGTTAAATCGTAATGTTCCGCTACCTCATTTAAATATTCAATTTGATCAGAGTAACTCCACCCATCTAACCATGATTGGTGTATTTGACGGGCTACCCCATTCTTTACACTAAAAATTACTAAGTGTGATGGGTGTCGTTTCTTTCCTACATCAAAGCCTGCAAATAACTGTTCATCTCTATCCACTTCATATCCTTTAGAGATAGGATAATTTTTTAAGTTTGCGTCTTCACATTTAGTAATATCATCATCTTCAAAATAAGCCTCTGTAGAAAAGTGTGGAATTAACATGAACTCCGAAGCAAATGATTTAGGTCTGGCTCGTTGCTGTTGCAATAACCACTCTTCACTATATAGTTCAGGCATTAACACTCTTCTATCGGGGGCAGGGTCTAAAGCTGGAAGTACCCTAGATTTAAACCGATCATCATCTTGTAGCTTAGAAAGTAAGTCTCCCGGCATCATTGGAGTTCCTAATACAATAACAGGTACTCCTTTCAATGGAATGAATAAACTCTCTGTAAGAAAGTGATCTTCGACTTTAGTAATCTGTGTAGCATTTAAGGGGTTCTCTGGGTCACGCATTACGTCATCAGCTATTAAAGCCCCATTCACATGCATTCCACGTTTAAATGAAAATAGTCCTCCATGCATAATCTCAATCGGTTTATTATCTTTCATATACCGAAACGAATAATCAGCCTTTGGATTCCTATTTGTAATCATATCCTTTAATAGGGGATTACGATTAACTGTCTTATTAATTTCTGAGATATGATACTGCGCCATTCCATCGCTATACGATAAATAAAGTACTGACATATCTCTAGTAGCCTGTAAGAGTCTCCAAATACTGAAGGCATGACCTAACACCGTAGATTTAAAATGGAATCTAGGTAGTACAGCTACGTAATTTAAGTCTTCCTGTAAGCATTGTTCAATATCTTCAGCTACTACTCCTACATGCCAAGCCCTAAAATATTCAGGATGGTCAAATCCTTGTGACCAAATGTCTCTAAGAAACTCCCAAAAGCTTCCTTTAAATTGTGTACTTCCACCAGAGACTAACCCGTCAGCTAATTGGGAAAATGCATCAGTATAAGTAGTAACAGATTCTTTAGTAGTCATTAATTCTCCTCAGATACCAATCGTCGAAAACGTGTTGCAATACGATCAATAGTTCCTTGATCTGAAACTTCTTCTAAAATTATTGTTAATACTTCTTGTACAAAAGTCAAATTCATCATCCCTTCCATAATTTTACGTTCACCTTGAATACTTAAATCAGCGGCTCTAACCGCATCTATTGCTCTATCAAAGACTAACCCGTCTAATTCATGAGTTGCTTTATGTCGCATAGACTCATAATTAAGTAACTGCTCTTCTTGAATCCGTGTAAAGCGATTCTTTTCAGATTCTTGTACAACATCCATTGCATCAGTACGGGCTTCATCTCGTTTATCATTCCAATTAAATCGTTTCGCCCACGCATATATTGTAGGCGGTTTTACAGACACATTAAAATCCGTAGACACCTTTCGGGCTATATTAGCCGCAGATAAATTCCCTTCTAAATATAGGTCCATTGCTTTCATCTGAACCTCTTGAGGTATTAATTTGGGCATCTATTACTCTCCGATAGTGTGGTCTGTACTTCGGTTATTCTTGCTACCTTGTCCACCATAATTAACAATTCTTTCTCGTCCTCCTCCCCATTGGCTAGGAAGTCCATATGAATAATCATTAGAGTTAACAGTTTGAGAATCTATATTTCCCCCATACGGAGAACCGTCACCCTGTATTAATTTAGAAAAGTCTATATGACCTGTCTTTCCATTTTTAGCTGCTGTATAGCAATAAGGAACCATTACTTTATCACCCGTGGCTCCACGAATTGGACGGAACCGTAAAGCAATCTCAGTAGGTCGAGAACAAATTCGGTGGAATACTGCTTCTCCAGCGTTTGTTCCTATCGGTTGATAATTAGGATTACCTTGAATTGTTCCCCATGTCTTTTGTAAATCTTTAACTGTATCATTCCAAAAACAGTCTTTGAACTCACACCAAACAAGTTTTCCATATTTCTCTTTAATATCTTCTTCAGTTGTTCCTTCAGGAAGCTTATCTTCATATTCAATTTTATCAGTATACTCATCAGTAAATTGAACTTTAATCTGTCCCTCATTCGTCTTTTTTATTGATCTACTCGGTCGTTGATTTGTATTACCATAACTATTTACCATTTAATCTCTCCTTAACTTTCCAAGCTGCTATACAAGTTGCGTCTGCAAAATCTTGTTCGGGAAACTCTTCGCCCCATTTTTCTATTGCATATTCCATAATATCTGTCTTCTTTGCATTACCATTACCAATAATTTCTTTTTTCCATTTGCGATTGTCTACAACCTCTACATCAAATCCATTAACGAGACAAGCAGTACGAACACAGCCAATAACATTGGCAATCTCTACAGTTGTCTTAGGATTTTGAATAAAAATAGCTTGTTCAATTGCTACATAAACCTTTTCATTTTCTGAACTTCTTATGTATATTTTACTCAAATCATGCCAAAAATTCACCGCAAATTCCATGAATCTTTTTTCAAATGTCTTCTCTTTACTACTCCATTTCTTCTGAGTAATAAGATTATAATCACCGTCTAAAACAGCGCAATGAATTGCTTTACTAGAGCAATCGAATCCTAAATATGCTGTTTGTTCTTTAGTCGTCATGAAACACCTTATGTACCTTTGGATGCTTTGCAACAGCCGCTACTACAAATCCGAATGTGATAGTTGCTATAAATAATATAAATATATTAATCTCAGTATACCGTCCTAATATTATTAAAAGAGCATCCTCAAAAAAATGTAATATAGAAACAATAACTGTAAATGGTATTAATCCTTTCATTTACATCCCCCTATGTGTATTATCCATACGGATAGTGACTACTCTAGAGACTGTATTATACGCTGTAGTGTATGTATTTAATAGACCCGTTATACGAGTTTCAACAGCTTCTTGTTCAATAATCTCTCGTTTTAATTCTTTAAGAGAATCATATTTATCCATTACAGCCCCTCGAACTTCTTCTCGTGTCAATTTCTTTTTTCCTGCCTCCTCTCGTTCATCAGCAACTCGACTAACGGCAGTTGCATATCCCTCCTCAAAGGCTGCAATTAAAGCATTTTTCTTAGCTTGTGCGTCAGATATTTGACTTTCAAGATAGGCTTTATACCCCCCGTACACAACTAAAAATTCTTCTAATTCTTTATTAGTTGAATTCATCAAATCTGAGAATTCTAAATGTTCTCGATCTTCTAAATTAACCCCCAAGGTTGGAACCATTAAAGAATCTACATATCTAGATGCAGACCCTAACGCTTTCATTGGGGACCAGCTAGAGTCACGTCTTTGCATTGACACCATCTATTACCTCCACATTTACTTGGTACTTCAATCATTTCCATAATACGTAAACACCGATCTGTAATCTCTTTCCATTTCACCGGGTCACGCTGTAATTCAAACGCCTTTAGTTGTTGATCATTCTTATTCTCATATAATACCACACCATGATCCATTGGTAATAGATTTAAATAAATCTGTAATTGAATCTCATGTTCTGGTTTTGGGGCATTTTTAAGTGCATTAAAGCCCCTTGAATTAATTGACTTTAACTCCAAAGCTATCTCTTCATACTTCTCGTGAGCCAATATAAAGTCTACCCGCCCTGAAATAACAGGATACTCCAACTTAACTCGTAGTTCACGAGAAATTAATATATCTAAATTTGCAAAATAGTCCTCCATTCGTTCTTCCAAATAAGACCCATTATCAAAAATACGTTGTAGTTTTGCGTCTAACGGTCGTTCTTTAATAAAACCATTATAAGCTAAATACAAATATCTATCGCAAGTATTTCCTAAAGCAGAAGGATAAAACTTTCCTGCTTCCATTGGACTAAACTCTCCTGTTAGATATTTATCCAACTCTTTTAAAAGCCATTTATCTTGTGGGAAGGTCACTCCAATTTGCTTAATGCCTGCCATAATGTCTCCTTTATATCTTTATATCCTACCTCTTTAATATGTAAAACATGTTGTACCATAGGTAATTCCATTAAGTCCATATCTCTTTTAATATCTCGTTTTTTATAATGTCCGTATATACCATCTGCTTCAATAATCATGTTGATCTCAGGAATCCAGAAATCAACGACATACCGCATAAGAAAATGCTGTGTATCATATCGTAACCCAAACTCATCCAATATCTTTTCAATAATTTTCTCCTGTGGGGTATTATCTTTAGGCGGTAAATTCATTTTGTAATTTTGTATAGGCATCTGTATTAGTTAAAAAGAATTCTTTAATCCCATTCATTCCCATTGCCTTTTCTTCTCCATAAGTATACCACGGCCCCGCTTGTGTAATTAATTTTCGTGCTAATCCTTCTCTAATATAGCTTTCCAATATGTCAATACCGCCTTCCACACGGAAGGGTACGACCGCAGATTTCCAGTTTTCCCCTCCCACTTTACTCTTTCTAAGGCGTACTTCCATGTCAAATCCCACATTATCATTTCCCTCCTTAATCCAACCATTACGACGTACCTGTAATAGAAAATGAGCGAAGAACCCTTGTGCTAATCCTCCGGGCATATTATCTAATGCTACAGGTCCCATACTTGATCGAACTTGATTAATAGCAATAAATGCTGATCCATGTTTTAAATTAGGTAATAGTCTTGGTAAAGAACTGTTTACAAATCGTGCTTGCCATGCAATTGGACTATATGAAAAATCTTCATCATGAATAGCTGTTGGAACAATTCCTGCAATACTATCTAAAACAATTAAATCCACTCCAGCCTGCATGAGTTCCCTAACTGTGTCCATTGCTTCTTCCCCATTCGTGGGTTGGGCTACCATAACATTACTGCTATCTACTCCACATTTCTCTACCCATGCTGCATCCCATGACAATTCAGTATCAATCCATGCTGCGATTCCCCCCTCTCGTTGAACACTAACAACTGCTTGAGAGGCTAAATAAGACTTCCCTACGTTAGTTGGTCCGTATACAAGAGTCATTCTTTTCTTAGGTATACCACCACCAGTAAGAGTATCAAGAGCAGGAATCCCGAAAGCGATACGTCCATAGGAAAAATCATCGCTATCACCTCGCAGTAAATTTAACGATTTTGATTTTAATAAACTTTCAATTGCTTCATCCGCAGTCTTCTTCATTCTCGTTGCCTCCTATGTACTGCTTCTGCCCATGCAAAATAAACAGCACAACATTGAATAATTTCTTCATACATGTGGATATCATCTTGTTCCCAAATTGCTCTAGCTACTTCACCATTCTCTTCTGTAGCAATTACATTCCAATATTCATCAGAATGGGCTTTTTGATCTCCATACATGGAATCTTGTCTTTCTCGTTCTTTTAAAACATCTTCTAATACTATTGCTCTCGCCACTTCATTTTCCATATTATCCTCCTGACTCATCTAGCATCTCATCTATATCATGATCAACTCTCTCTTTTATAAATGTCCAGACCTGATCAGCAGCTTCTTTAGACTCCTCTAATTGCTGTTGAATAGGTAACTCGGTATCAATCTGATCGACGGATAAATCTATACGACCATACTGATTAGTTTGTAAATCTCCTACTCTAAATGTAAATCCTAAATGCATACTAACTTTTGGCATTCTTTCCTCCTACTATTTGACTTATGAGGGCTTTCAGGCTTATCCCTCTAGCAAGGCTTACCACGTCTGGTTATATCCAGTTTTTGAACCTCCTAGGCAATCGCCTAAACCTACCCACGTACCTTGTCTAATTATTCCCAATCTATAAAATCCTCCATTCTTGTTTTAAAATGTCCATTGGACAATGCCTTATCTAAATCTACTTTGGTTGCCCACGATGGATCACATAATTCCATATCCACTTGGAGTGGTATGTTCAAACTATTTGTAATCATAACATCTTTAATCTGATCTGGCAAGGTTCTAATGTCGTCTTTATGTATTTCACATATCACTTCGTCATGTACCTGTAATAATAAATGACTTTTAGTATCTTGTAATAACTTATGTACTTCAATTAAGCGTTCATTTAATATATCAGCACTAGTTCCTTGAACTAAGTAGTTAACTCCTTTATACCCTAAATCGGCAGGAATCTTATATATCCGACCATATCTATTCTTAATCCATCCCCGTGTCTCTACAGTTTGAACTACGGAATCAAAGAACGGCTTAGACCCCTTTAGCCCTGCGAAATAGCGTTTTTTATATTGCCCCGCCTCTTTAGGACTAGTTCCTAATTGAATCGCTAATTTCTTATTACCGATACCATAAATAGTTCCGAAGGTTATGGCCTTTGCCATCTGTCTATAGAACTTAAAATCATCTTTATCTTCATCTGTATTAAACGCAAGCTTTGCTGCTTCCCCATGAAAGTCTACATCTGTTCGATTTAATAATGTATTGATCTCTTCATTTTGTAAATAACTTAGAAAGACTCTTACTTCCATCTGTGAGTAATCAAAACCTACCAAATAATAATCAGGGCGAGGTCTAAATAATCTACGGATTGCAATTTGATAATCTATAGACTCGTCAAAGGATTCATCTCCTATAAAAGCCCATGTATCAATTACTTCGGGACTTAGATTAGCGGTTCCTGAATCTCCTTTCGCTGCTAAAATTGCATTAACCCTCTGCGCCACTTCTTCTCTATCTTCATCTGATAAATCTAAATCTGCTAACTTAAAATGATTACGAGGTATGTTCTGTAGGTTTGGTTCCCTAGAAGATAGTCTTCCTGTAACCGTTCCCCAATTACAGAAACCTGTATGTAATTCTGTTACCTCTTTATTAGGTTCAAGATAGGTAGAACGTAATTTTTCTAATGTTCTATACTGTCGTATATATCCTGCAACAGGATGATTTAATCTGACTAAAGCTGCTTCACTCCATGACTGCGCCCCTTTAGGAGTTAATACAGGAGAATATATACCGTGAGAATTTAATATCTCCCCCATTTGCTTTGTACTATTAATATTAAACTCGCCAACCAAAGAATGAATCTTTGTTTGTAAATAGTCTTTACGCTTTTCAATCTTTTGCATCGCCGTATCAACATACTCTGTATCAATTTGAATCCCTCTATGTTCCATTTTAAAGAGAGCATAAGTTAATTCAATCTCTAACTCTAATATCTCTTCTTGATTTGATTTCTTTATTATTCCTAATGCATCATGATATAACTTCCGTGTCCAATAGACATCTTTCTCACAATACGGTCCTAATATATCGGGAGGGGCTAAAGAAAAATCTTTATTCCATTTATTACTACGTAACTGTTTTTTGGTATCTATATCATACTGAGCGTCCGACTCTCCATACCGCCGTTTTATCGTCTGAGTCAGTCCTAAATCTTTAACTGAAGCTGACTCGATTAGACGTACCATTACAATTACATCCACTAATCTACTCTCTAAGGTGTTTAACCCCTCCTTCTCTAAAAAATGTAAATCGAATTTAATGTTATATCCGATTAGAGTCGAACAACCACTCAGTATGGTCATTAAATTGTTTATTGTTTCGGGAGGAAGATTGCTTCCCTGTTGATGCCTAAAGGGGAAATAGTATGTGTCCCCATTCAATCCTGCTACACCAACCCCACAAATTTGATTCATGCCAAACGCATCTAACCCATTTGTTTCTACATCCACAATTAAGGTGTCTTGTATTTTTAATATTTGCTCAACTTCATTATATTGAGCAAGTGTTTCGACAAGCATCTCCCCTCCCGAACTTTAAAATAAATCGTCGCTTTCGGCATCAACTTTCACTACATCACCTGTCCCATTTTGAGACTCTTCATTTCCTCCGCCATAACGACTAAGGAAATATTCTCGAATAGTAGGAAGGTCTGTAACATCTTCCGACCTATCATCAGGAACATCAGTATCTCGTGCTGTTGCTGCTATAGTATATGACGTATCGTACATACCTGTACCAGTTCTTTTTACTCGAATGACACCCTTATTTAGAGTTCCCCAATCGTGGTAAATATCTACTAACTGGTTCCAAATATAATCACTTCGTCCAAAGGTTAATGTAATCACCCTAAAGTCATTAACTTCTTCTTTGAAAAGTTTTCTCCCACCGGGACCTGTAACTTCAATACAATCGTCTGTTCGTTTATCTGGATGAACAATCTCATGTACATATCCCCAAAAGGCAAATTTGTGTGAAGGTCTGTAAGTATCTGGAACCATACTAGTATCCACATCCTTATCAGACAGGAGATTTATCCAACGTCCACCTGACTGATAGGTATATAAATATAGTTCATCAAGTAAATTATCGCCCTCATCACCTGTGGCTACAGGGGTAATAAATGCCTGATCTCCATCCTTAAACCAAATCTCTCGTCGTGGAGGTTGTGAATCTTGTCTGGTCTGTGACCATGTTTCTACTCTTGTCGCTGCTATTTTACTTATACCGCCCATTTAATTTTCCTCCTACCACAAAGCCCTATTCTCTAAAGCCTCGTGTAATATTTGTGAATCTCGTATATCTTGAACATCCTTATAACCTTTAGGAATCTGTACAGTACTTACTATACACCTTTGGCTAAGAGTCGTCAAAACTTTTTCTGTAGCTTTTGAGCCTGCTTCATCGTTATCTAAACAAAGCACTATCTCATTTGTTGGTAGCTGTAATAACTTTTCTTGTTGGACCCTAGATGCATTGGCTCCTAGAAGTGCTACAGACGTGTATCCATGTTGGTCAAGCCACATTGTATCTAAGCATCCCTCCGTTACGCAAATAAATGGTTGTGGAGTAACATGATTATTTCCAAATAAAACTTGCGACTTCTTTAAACCTTTGGAGTATAAATACTTCGGAGTCATATATAATCTTCTAGTGATCCATCCAACTACCTTCTTTCCCTCAAAAATAGGGATTACCAAACTATTCTCTAAATCAACTGCACACCTCCATTTACTTAATGTTTCTTTATTAAACTCTCTATTGAATATCCACTCAGGGACATATCCCATCTCATACGGAAATTCTACTTCAGACATCTCTACTATGTCAACATCTTCTTCAGTATCAAACATATTTAAATCAAATGTTAATTGTTTTGTTAAGAGTACTTCATCTATAGCATCCCATGATATCTTTAAATACTTGGCGAGAAATCCTTTTAACCCCCCTTGTCCACATCCTGCATGACAAATCCATACTCCTTTATCTAAATTAACTGAGAGTGATGGTTCTACGTCAGAATGAAATGGGCAAGTCATGTTAAATTCATCACGATCTGCTGGAACATTAATTCCTGACTCTAATAGTACAGAGGCCCAATTTACCATTACGCTTTTTTATCCTTCCTCAAGAAAAAGACTACCTCATTCTTATAACCACAATACGGGCAGGGTAGTGACCCTTGCTGAATATGTCCAACCGTTGCATCAATTCGTTGTCTACAACCCTTACATAATTTTGGTTTGCCTACTGCTACCCTACTCTTATCTAATAACCAATTCATAATCATTACTTACCTCCTAATAATCCGGGTTTACTTCATAAATCTCGCCTATATCTGGGTTCCAATGCATAACTGACGTTTCTACAAATGACTCAGCATCTCTGTATTTTTGGTATTGAATTAGCCTTCTAGTAGGCATATCTTCTACCTCGCACATTGAGAGTACTACATCAGACGCTCTTAGTAAAGCATCTCCAAATGCAACTTGGTCAGCTTGTGGGGGTCTATATATATCTGCCGCATCTCTATTTGCTTGTGTAGCGGCTAACATGCTTACATCATTCGATGTACATAAGTTCTTTAATCCGTAAAATAATGCATGACTTTCTTCCCATGCTTGTCGTCTACCGTTTCCACTTTGAATTAAATATACACCATCAATCACTACAAAATCAGGAGAGTGTTTCCTAATTAAATTAGCAATAGAAGATAAGGTAATACCATTTTGTCCTGCAATATGGTCACAAATTAATAGTGGTCTACCATCTAGTTCTTGTAAGAAAGTTTTATAGGCGTTTTCATCTATAGCTTCGCCACTTCGTAAGGCTCTATGCGAAAAGTTATACCCCATTATATTAGCCATAATTACGTCTGCTCGTAAACTAATTGCTGATAAGGGCATCTCCGTAGAAATTAATAAGGTTTTATATCCTTGAGAAGCTGCTACGGCAGCTGAATGTACCAATAACCAAGTCTTTCCAATAGAGGGTCGAGCAAAAACTGAAATCAATTCTCCCGACAACCATCCAACACCTGTCTTATTAATAGCATCAAATATAGTAGGCATCCCTAAAATGCCTCCTTGAATATTTCGTTGAGCATTTCGGGCTTGCCACTCTTCATACCTAGTTAATGCGCCTGATCCATAAGGTACTACATCTTCATCATAAACTACACCAACATCATTCAATGCAGTTGTAATAGACGCATATGCTTTCTTAGGATCATCTTGCAATAATGGTTTATTATCTTGAAAAACTCCTACAATCTGACGATATAGAACCTGTCGTTTAAAACTATCTAAAGTATACTCTAACTGTAATGTTTGAGCCGCAGGGTCTAAGGTTGGAAAATTCTCTTGTAATATCTCAGGCGAAGGGAACTCTCCATAGTTATCAAAATGCCTAAGAAGAAATTCATATGCATCCCCATGAATTGCAAAATCTTTAGTTGTATACCTAAACTGTCGTAACGCTTTCGGACTTTCCAATCCAAATACTATTCCTGACTCAATAAACTCAAAGCTTTCCACTACTTACCTCCTTGTCGAAAAGACTTCTTCCATAAGGTTTCCTTCATTATCTTCCCCATATACAGAACATGTCAAGTAGTTAGATGCCTGTATTCGGGCAATTAAGACAGCTTCTTTTAAATTTGTATGCTTTCCGAAGTCGGCAATCTCAGATAAATCTGTCTCAGCTAAAACTCTATAGTAAGTAGGTGTAGGTGTCAAGAGGCTCTTTTTAATCAGCGATCCCCGTTGCCCACGCTTCATGTAAGGCATCATTACCTCCAATTTTATTTTGAAGACTTTGACGTATTCGGTACGCTGAATCTTCAAGTTCATGAGAAATTTCTTCCATTGTTAATCCTTCTAAACGTAAAAAGACAAATCGTTGTTCTTTTAATGTTAAATCATACTGGTTTAATACATCTGCTATTTCAAATCGTTCCTTATCATCAGCAGCTTGTAAAAGGTTTAATATCTTTGTTGGTATAACTTCAGCATCTGTAATCTGATCTAAGCTATCTGAAATTACTTGTCGTTGGGCTTTTGAAATTAATGTTCGTAATGTATTTACCATTGCTGTATGTAAATAAGTATGGAATAAAACTCCTTTATCTTCATTAAATCCTCGTGCTGCTTTAATAATTGCTATTCGTAACTCCTGTTCTAAATCTCCGTGATCCATACCGATTACAAAAGTATTCTGTAATAAGCGGTGTATCTTAGGTTCCCATTGTTTAATTAGATCATCATTTATCTCAATTGTCATTAGCCATCCCTCCATCCTCTATAAGTACATGAACGACTACAATAAATATTCTTATAGCCGTATCTATAATTTTTTAATAATACATGTCGTTTACGATAAAACTTAACATGGCAAAACGAACATTCTACTTCAATATTAGTGTATTTAAATCGACACGCATTAGAGCAGAACTTTCTATTGTACCCATGAAGTATACTACAACCAGTACAGGTACGCAAATCTTTTTTAGCTTTTGGCACACATGTAATTAAATCATTTTTCTGAAGTATATAGGATACATATTGTTTACTAACTCCTACTGTTTTTGCAATATCAATAGAAGGTAATAAAGGATACTTCTTACGTAACCGTACAATCCTATTTTTAGCTTTCATTAGCTAGACTCTAATATCTCAATCCGTCTTTTTAATTCTTTTACGGCCCCAATAAGAGGGGCAATAAACTGTTCATAATTTAATGTTCTCATATTTGCTTCACTTACAGTTGAATTACCTGTAATCTCTCCTGTTGTTGGGTCTACAGTATCTCTAGTAATATCCGAAGTTTCTGCTGTGGGTATTTTAATTAGCCCTGACTTCGTTTTATCAATACTTAGTCCAGTTAAAACATCTTCAACTTCTTGAGCAACCAATCCATAATGTAGGATATCACCTCCATGCTTATTGAATTTGCGTGGGGTTAAAGCATTTATGAATGCTAATGAATCAGCATTTGTAAACTCGACTATATTAGATTTCAGTCGTGAATCTGATCCAGTATTACCTCCGTTATAATATACATCCCCTGCAAAATAACCATCTTTCCATCTATAGCTATTTGTTCCCCAATCAGTATTCCCATTATTAAATGCATTAACATGGTAATTAGTACTCATCCAGAAAAATAAATCATCAAAATAATTCTCGTATACGTACCCTGTTGTACTACGCAATCTATATTGATTACTACCTCCATTATAAAAATAGATACTAGGTGAGTCTCCACTAACACCATAAAATTTTGCGTCATTACTATCTAATACATACCGAGAAACCCCAGAATTGGCGGAAGTTTGTATAGTTGTGCCTGTAATAGTCCCGCTAGTTATAGACCCTATATTAGCATTTATTGCCGATAACCCCGTAGTATTAAAAGAGGATGTATTAATTTCAGCTGCTGTAATCTGACCAGAAGCTATCTCATTTACTGTAATAGCGTTAGCAGCTATTTGACCTGTATCAATTGTATTAGCCCTAATTTGTGTGGCTGTAAGAGAGCCAGTTGCTATCTGTACAGCATTTAATGTAGGTATCCTAGAGCCAAACGGAAGTATTGTTGGTGCATCTCCCCATCCATTTAAACTTGTTTGAACAGTAGCAAGCATTACTTTATTTGCTCCAATTGCATCTGAATATGTTGTTGAAGGAGTTGCCATACTATATGTTTGCCCATTAAGAAATCCGCTACTTCCTGCATCTACATAGAAATAATAACCAGTATTCTGTGCCAAACTTGCTGCTACGCCCGCATTAATAGTACAGACTGTACCATCATCGAACTCTATTGATCCGTTACCATTATTTGTTCCATTATCCCATTTTAATGCATTCCATGCCGTGCCTGTCCAACGTAAGTTAGTGGCCCACGGTTGAATATTCTTTGCAATTTCTGTAGCGGAAATTGATCCTGAAGTTATAATATTAGATGCAGCCATTTTATTTGCTGCTTGACCGGGAGAAGAGGCTCCAAAAATACCAAATTCTACTTCAGGGTCACCATAACGTACCCATAAAATACGAATTTTATTAGAACTCTCAACGTATGAAGCTTCAGCTTTTACTTGAAATTCTGACTTACTTACACTTGGATCATAATAAACATAATATATTGTAGACCCGGATAAGGCGGTATTACTTAATTTAGCATAAGTATTTCCTGCTGCGATAGTTTCAGTTCCTGATGCACTATATAATGTTCCTGTAGTCCATTCTAATCTATCACCCTTATTATTTCCACTAACTCCTGCTACAAATTCACCTGTTTCATATCTCCATCCTAATGTACCAATACCTGTTTCTGCTTCAAGAGTATCTCCTCTTGCGGCATCAATAATTCCTGCAAATCCACTTTCTCCTCCGGGAACATTGAAAACATCTGTATCATTATTTTCACCTACAGTATGCCATGTTGAATCTGATTTACCAGCACCTTCCAGATATATAGTCTTTGTAACTAAGTGGTTTCCTTTTACGCCTTGAGCCAAATTTTCAACTCGTAAATCATCTCCTGCTCGTACAGGAATATAAATTCGGACATAATGATCGGCTCCCATTTCTGTATTTGTTGTCGCCTTGTTCATATTAATTGTAAGCGTAGTATCTGAAGCATATGCAGCTATTTGTCCATGCGCTACTTCAGTAGTGAAAGAAGCATCCGTACCATAAAATCTAGCTGTCATACCTACTCTAACTCCATACTCATTTATAGGTACGGTAGTTGAGCCATCTATATTTGTAAATCCCATTGTTCGTTGACGAGTTCCGCTACCACCCGGATTAGAACTAATTTGAATATCTAGATAGTAGTAGGGGCTTCTTGTAGTTGCGAAACTACCCCGTCTAATATCTTTTGTAGTCCGTCTTAATTTAGATAAAACAGCTTCTCGTAAACTATCTGGATGATCATCATTTCTATGCATCATTCTTACAGGTCTACGAACATTCCATGCGTTTAAAGCACGACCTTCATAAGCATGGGTAATGTTAGGAGAAGCATTAAATTTACAATAGGCTCCTGATGTATCTCCTCTAATATATACATAAGTATCGGTTCCAAAGTTATTTAAAGGGAAGGCTTTTCCTGCTCCAGTAGAGGTAGTAGTACTTGCGGCATCAGTATTTCTTACATCTGATACTAAAATATGTTCTATGCCAGCTTGAGTATTAACCCCCCCTGTTTCTACCGAATTATATTGGATTGTGCCAACGTTTAAAGCTAAACAAGAACCGTCATTAGCATTAAAACTAGGAGTTCCTGACTCTGCTTTAAATACACTAAAGGTTTCAGCTGCTCCTGCACCCGCAACCTCATTATTTGAATCGGTACTAATTTTTTTAGCATTATGAGTCTTAAATCTTGGAAAACAAGCAAAGCTATTGCCAAGGGAAAGAGCGAAATCATAAGTATACCATAATTCAAAAATAGTAGTGGCTCGTATATCTTCTCGATCTGACTCTTCAGTAGCAAAGTCTGCGGCAGCCCCACCAGATGTTTTAACATTTGATGAGGAGTTATCTCTTGCATTATAAGTTACTATTACGTGACTATTTAAATTCGTACTAGGATCAATAAAATCTGAATTCGGTAACATAAGTCGTCGAGCGGGCAACGTAGTAGTCCCATCTCTGGGTTGTACTCCTTGTTCAACATATGAGTTAGATGTAGGGTCTGTTATAATTAAACCATTTGTTGCGAAGTTTGCTGATAGTGGTCGAGTTCCTCGTTTATGATAGTTAAATTCTTGTTTATGAGTTCCGCCATTTGGTAATATCCATGCCCGTTCAACCGTGGCTCCTATTAGATGGGTAGTAGCTTGGTTAAAAGTAGGTGGGTCAGTAGGTGTAATTCGAGTAGCAACTGTGAGTGTTGTACTATCAGGTATACCAGTAATTGTCATTTGTTCGGAGCCAATCACAATAGCATCAGAAGTAGCAAAGCCTATTGTAGATGCAACTGTTACTGTAGTAGCACTTGGACTAGCGGATAATAATACTGTTAAACTTGTAGACTGATCGGGTTTTGGATACGTAAAATTAGGATCGACATAATAATCAAAACCAATATTTTCATAACGAGAAGTATTATGAGGATCATCCATAGCTATTTCGTTAATTGTTTGAAGAACAGATCGTTGTGAATGCTCTAATATTAAATTACTTTTAACATTTTCTATTGATAATTGATTACGAGATTTTGTAACTGTAGCACCACTTGTTCCTGTCGCAACATCGGTAACCCCTAAAATCTTACTATTAACACAATCTGTACTTTCAATTAAATATTCAATTTGTTTCTGTTTGGTATTAGCAAGACTATAGAGAATTCCTTGTTTCTTTTGAGGTAATACATCAACACCTAATTCTCTTGCAGGATAATCTCTTAATTCTCCTAATGCGTCATTAGCTACTAGTCTAATTGAATCTCCCCATTGTGCGTCCCATTTAGTGTCTGCTTCGTAACAATAGCCTGCAAAAACAATCATATGTGTTTCGTCATCAACTAATATAATAGGTTTAAATAAATTAAATTTATCTGTATATGGACCTGTACGACTATCTTCATCATCTACAAGTGATCTATCAGGCGCACGATTTGAAATAGTAATAGTAGCAATTCTACCATTTCCTAAACTGTCTTCTAATTCAAGCCCGATAACAGCACTTGCATCATTGTTAGTTGTAACAGCTTCCCAACGTAAACTATTCCAATAATATAAATTTAATTTAGGGGCTGCCATTTATAAATAACCTTCTCGTGAACGGGAAACTAATTGCATTGTAAAATCCCACCTATCTTCTTTAGCAGCATTTAATTGAAATCGTGCCTGTTGAATGGCTACTTGATAAATACCACCACCTGTTGAACCATGTGTATGCGAACCAGAGCCATGAGTATGTGTTAATAATTCATGGTGTTCGGCGGCTCCGACTTCTAACTCTAAATTTATATCGTTTTCCGCAACTAATGTATATATATGATCCTCTAATTTATTTTTATATGGAATATAGTAATTTAAAGTTTGCCCCGTATGTTCTACAACAGAAGCATTAGCATAATTACTTTGAAATCCACTAGTTACGGTTATATTACCCGGTCTTACTGCAAGATCAGGATTACCTTTGGCGGGAGCAATTGAACTTATAGTTCTTGGATTTGATGTATCTCCATTAATAATAATCGAGTAGCCTACTTGAAGTCCATTAACATTTGCTACAGAGCATGTTACACCAGTTCCAGACGCTGCTGTAAGGGTAGTCGCTACATGTTTATTTGTATGGGGAATAATTTCCATTCCTTCAAAATCAATTACGCTATCTCCTCCTGTTTTAGTAGTATTTGTATTAACTGATGACCCATCAACTATTCCAGTTAAGGTAATTGATGGACGAAACATACCAATATCTAGTAGTATTGGGGATAGTCGTGCTACTGGAATTTGAATGGGTGTCTTTGTAACTTGAACAGCTACATCAGAACATTTTAATGCGTAACGTATTTTAGTTGCTAATGCATGAGGACCATTTCTAAATAAAACTGCTATATCTGCCATTAAATTCTCCTATCTTAATACGTTACTGGCATCTACTTCAACTCTATGCCCCGCCGCAATTAATTCCGTATAATGATTAAAAGATTCTGCCCAAGACATTTGATAATATTGTTCAGGACCATGTCCCATCGGACCTCCGAATTGTACTGTAAATGTTACGTTACCGGGTGTAACCTCACCTCCCGGAACCCACGGTTTTTGTCCTGAACCTACATATTTCCAGATATTTGCCATAGACGCTACGCCCAAATCTCCTGTCCCTCCAAAGGCCATTCTCCATGCCATATCCCATATACCTGATTCTTTATTTATACCTTCTATACCTACTTCTGTACCAGCAAAACTTTGCATTTGATTCATGAATTTACCAGCCCAATTCTGCATATAATTTGGATCATTTAACTTTTCAGGAGTTAACAGTTGAAATTGGCGATTTAATTCATCTTGCATTCCTGCATAAGCACCGCCAAGACCTATCATCGCTGGAAGTAACGCCATCATCATCATAGGACTTCGTGATTTACCAAAGGCGATATCAGTTGCTCCTTCCGCATAACGTAAAAATTTCATGGCTTGTAGGGAATCGACCATGTCTACTCGACCTTCAGGAACACCAGCAGCTTGTATTGCATCAGCTATTAGCTTTCTTTCATGTTGATCTGCCAACCATTCCTTACCAATTTTATATGCACCGCCCATTATTGCGAAAACTTGTCCTGCCCTTCCTAATTTAGCTAATGCTCCTGCTCCTGCTTTTGTATAAATATTAACTCTCTTCCCCTCAATTTCTCTAAAACCTAGCGAATAATCTCTTGCTTGTTTAGTTAAATTGGCTAAACCCGCAGGAATTTTGCCTCCCATAATAGCTTTTTGACTTAGTCCGCCCCATGAAGCTACTTTTCGTCCTGTATCCGCTATACTAGTCACAACTTTCCCAACTCTACCTGATTTACCTACATCCCCAGCAGCATCCGCAGTAGCAGAGGCCGCTTTCCCTAATCCGGGAGAAGCTGCCCATTTCAATGCTCCCCACCCTAATCCAATAGCAAGCGGAGCGATTTTAAAAGAAAGTTTTCGCATCATAGCCAAGGCGATTATTCCACCAATCGTGGACCAACCGGGATGATCTCCCATCCATTCAGTTATGCCTGCTACTAGACCTTTAGCAAACCCTAGTCCATGATCGTCCATCCAACCCTGCATCTTCTGACTAAGAATTTCCATTCCTGATTCCCAACCGCCCGCAAAAACAGTTCTTAACCAATTCCACAGAGGAGTTAATATTTCGACTAGCCGATCAATTTTTTTCTGCGCCCAATCTGCAACAACAGGAACTTTACTTGCAAGCCATTGCATAGCAGGAATTAAAATAGGCATTAATGGAGCCAACATAACGTCAACCATTGCTCCAAAAATTTGGAATAAAGAACCTACATAGCTAGTAAAAATCTGAGATTGTTTTAACATAGACTTTAAACTGACTTCAATTCCCATCTGTTTAAAGAAGCCTGTTAAAGGAGGAACACGGTTTTGTATTTCTCTCTGTACATTTTTAAGTCCAGCCTGTATTTCGGCTGGCATGTCACCGGGAACTGCTGGGGACCCACCACCGTTGGCGACCGCCGCAGCCCCTTCGGACTGAAACTTAATAAAATACGTTGCACCTGATGCCATTAACGCATACTCCTTGCTTGCTGTTGCTGTTGACGTTCCTCTATTGCTAGTTCAACGCCTAATATAACTGCGATATCCGTTTCTCCTAGTTCCTCTATCTTATCCCACGGAATACCTAATCTCAACAATTTTAGTATTACCGTCCAATACTGAAATACTAAGCCCTCAGTTTGAGAAGTTCCTTGTACTCCCGCAAGAAAAACTAGGACTCGTCTTTTAAATTGTCAATCTGTTCTAAACCTCCTGCTTCTGTATCATCTCCACCAAATGCTTTTGGTACGACTTCTTCCAAGGCTCCTCCTAATCGTTCATCAATTGAAAGTAGAAAACTTTCAGTCGTCTTTCCCCACGGAGCATCAACAATCATTTCTCGTAAACACATTCGTACATAGGCATCTCCATCAAAAGATGTTTGTCCATCAGTTCCCCACTTAACCGCCTTTGAAAGAATTTGATTCCGTCTAGCCCATGAAAGCTTTTTAACTTGTACTTCAAATGTTTCTTTTGTATCCTCTATTGTAAGAGTCTGTGTTTCTGGTGTCGTTGTAATTTGGTAATTTTTAAAATCAAAGGGTTTCCCTATTTCCTGTGCTTTAAAATTTTCCTGTGCTGTTTGCTTTTCTTCTGCCATCTAGTCCTCCTCATAATCTATGGATAAAAATATTCTGAATCTGAAATTTTAATTTTTAAATTTGGAACCATAAAGTTAACTGATTGTTCCATTGGATTGGCCCCATCTACATTAATGGGAGCCGCTGTTAATATTGCACCTTGATTTAATCCTCCTTCTCCTTCTGCTCCATCACTTGGAATCTGAATAGAGATTTGATCCGCCGAGTTATTGGCTCGTTGGAATATTAAACTAATTGTAACACCTTCTAAGTTAGTATAGTTACTTGATGTTGGGTGATCACTAGCCTGCATTATTTCTTTAAACAAGCTATGCTGAGTCGCAGACACGAAATCTGCTGAATCAGGCAATCCAACTGTCGCCGTCATACTATAAGTACGTTGCCCTTCAAAAATCTCTTTAGGTCCTCTATTATCATTTCCTCTCTGTTCAACATAATATTTTGGTTCTAATGCATTAGATATATCTAATGAGAAGTTTTGAATCCTTCCGACTGTAGTTCCAAAGAACTTAATCTCCCCCTCTGAAAAATAGTATGGTTCTGTAGTGGGCAAATATCTTCCATCCACATTTGAACTTCCACTTAATGCTGGTGATCCAATATCTGTCTTTGCAATATCATGCATAAAGGTAAAGCCTCTAACATTTTCTGATGATGTAAGCTGTCCTGTATTTGAACCAGAACTATCAGAAAGGGCTATATTATGATTCATTCCTAAGAAAGAGGACGCATTCCAATCGCATGTAATTAAACCCCCTGCATCTGCACTTAATGTAAGCCCGTCTATTTTACCGCCATAATATCTTCTTTGGAAAGCATTAGCCCCCTCATCATCCTTTACATTAACATTCCACGCAAGAGAGGGTAATTTAACGTCTTCCATTAGATGGTGTACGAAGGTTGCTCCAGAAGCAGCTATGCTTGTTGTTGTCCCACTATTCGATCCACTTTCATGATCAAAGAATAAAGGATAGTTAAGTCTAATAAATGCATCGTGTGCTAGGGTTCCTCCTCCTGAAACAACTCGACGAATTTCTTGTCGAGCATCTGCTGTTGGAGTGGCTGATCCAGTTAATTGAGTCGAGCCTGCCGCCCCATTTCCTCCAAGACAGAGTGTTGCCCCATTAGCAATCGCAACTGTGCCTGTACCACCCGTAGCTTTTACTTGTACCATTGGTGATCCTGCGGTTCCTACTATTCCAGCACAATTACTAATTGCAGACGGAGCAGCCGCTGGTACAGAAATTACTTTACCTAAAGGAAAACGAAGAGGGAATCCGTTTAACAATACCATACCTGATACAGAACCTGAATAAGCTTGCTGTCCTTTATAGTATTGGTATACATTACGATTAGTATTTTGTCCTAAAACGTATCTCTGATCAAAAGATTCTTCAACGTCAGGGCAATCTACAGAGTCATAAACACCGGGAAACCATGTTATATATCTATCAATATCAGGTCCTCCATAATTAGAGGATTCTGCCTGTGATTGAGCCGTTAATCCAGCACTATAATCCATGTTGCGAACAACTGCCCCAATTCCATGAGGAAAGGCTACAGGAGGATCGACTGTAACTGAGGTTCCACTTACATGTGTAACTCTACGTACTTCAGGAACAGAGTAATGAGTTACCGCTCCTGATGTAACCTGATTCGCTGTGGTAGCTGTAGAATCAATAATAATGAATCGTTGATCTAAGTCTGATCCTGAAACATGTGATCCTTTTAAACTACCCGCAGATGCTAACGTAAGAACAGTATCTCCCGGATTTGTTGCCTCAGTAAGAGTAGTAGTTAACGTAGAACCTGACGGTAAAGGCGTAGCTAACTGCGCTTCAGGCGGTCCTTCACCCGCTGCGAATGTAAATTGTGCTTGATCACTTCGATATATAGCCATAATAAGTTCCCCCTATTAGTTTCTTGACCTATTATATATTATACTAGGTTTCGAGTAAAACCATTTGATTAACAACCTGTAAGCTTGCTATACCATGCCATAGATTTACTTGCTGTTGTGTCTCTTCATTAAAAGCTTCAAATTGTAATCGTTGAAAGTTTGTTAATGAATGTCTTCTTGCATGGCAAATACGTCTTACTTCTCGCATTAAATTATATAATTGTTGCCTACTTTTTCGTGTATAAATTTCCATTGATATATTATAAGTTCGATTTCCATATAACCAATTACCGATAGGTTCTTCTTCAAAAGAAGGAGAACCGGGTCTTGTAACTATTACATCCCCTCTATTTAAATCAAATCTAATAGGGTCAGCTACATTATCTGTGCCTGTCCCCGTTGCCTCTAAAAAAGTGGGGGTAGTATTATCAACATTACCCGTTGTCCATTGAGAATTAATCTCATCTAAAATTTCATTGGTAGGCATTGGTTCTGTAGGCATTAAAAGACCTCAAAAGCTTTCAATCTGTCTAATTCATCCTGAACTTCTAATGACCATGATTCGGCTCTTTGGGCAGCCATAATTCGGTCTGCTCCACTAACTGTTAAATTACCGAAATCTCCAGATTGAATAATATTTATTGCCGCTAATTTACGAGCCGCTTCGGTAATAATACCTGATTCTCGTTGATCTACATGGATATCTCGTCCTGCTAAATAGCTAATTTTAATTGGTTGGGTAAACTCTCCACCTCCCCATCTCCATACAGGAGCATTATAAGAAGCGAATCTTGCGGGAAGTAAGAAATATCTTGAGAAGTGAACCATTCCTGTATCAGGAACATAGAAGAAATCATTTTTTCTTCCATACTCTTTTTTATCCCATGATGCGCCACTCCAAATTTCAACACTTAAAATCTTATAAATATCTGAATTTTGTGGTTTAAAACCATTTAAATTAAATTGATGATATTCATCTGTAATTAATGATGGTCGCCATGATTTACGAGTAGTAAAATCAATAAAAGATTGAGCAGCAATAATATAATCTTCTACAGTTTCTTTACTTGGAATTGTTGTTGTTGTAAAATCAGTTCCTCCTAAAATATTATTTAACTGCATAAATCTAAATACGTCGCCCGTTGTACAATAAGCATTTATAGGACGCATTTGAATTCTTTTAACTGTCGGATTTGCTGCTACAGTCGCAGCGGTTACTCTGACCCAATATTTAGTTGTACTGTTATGGGCTGTCTGCGCCCATCCAGATAACGTATTAGAAGGGAATTGTTCTATACCGTCTTCAGTAAAATCATATTGTTTACCTTCATCATCATCAGGATCAAGATTGTATCGTCCTGATGCAGGAGTAAACGTAGTCCAACCTGTCCCTGTACCTATAGAATACTGCCATGTTAAGGCTCCAAGACTACCAAAAGTATCTAAATCAAAAATAGCCATATCAAATTTTTCGGCATGACCTAAATAGAGGTAGTGGGCTGCACTATCAAAAATATCAAAGGTTGTTCCTGCTGGAGATTGTGCCTCCAAAGTCACATCCGTATAATTGCTAGATGCAGTCCCTGCCCCATCCCAATTAAATATGGTGTCAAAAAATAAGCTTGCTGATGAAGCCATATCCCCTCCTACGTAGTATTTACAGGATATTCAGTACTTCTCTCTAACTCATCTTCTACTATAACTGCTTCTTCCGTTTGAACTTCTTCTATTGGCTCTTCTTCAGGGGGTAATTTTCCTCGCAAATACATTGCCACCCCATTTAAATTCTGTATCTGTGTAACTAAATTTTCTCGTGCTGAGTTCATTTTGTTTAATTCTTCAACTAACTTAGTTAGCTGATCATTTACAGCATTCAAATCATTCTGCACATCTACTTCATTCATCGTGGTCATTCAAAACCTCCTATACTCTACTTAGCTGAGAACCAATCGTTCTCTATATTATTATACCATATATATTTATATTTATTACTAACTACCAAAAATTATTATGATGCACCTAAATCTTCTCCACAGTCAGAACATTTAGTCGCATCATAATTATTCAAAGTAACTATACCATCTTCTATCCTACATTTATTAGGACATACTATTTTAAAATCCGTATTCTTCGTCCAATTGGAACCATCAAACTTATACTTATTTCCTACCCAATCTGCGGGTTCTGTGACCCCTGTATATTTAGTTGTGTTACTAGTCGTCATGGAAAGAATAACAAGTTCTTCTGTAAGTTCATATTTATCTTCTGAAGTAGGAGAAACTACTGTTTCCGTACTACTGATAGTAATAGTTCTACCATCATTAAATACATAATGAGATATACCTGTAGCTGTATCTACTAATGTTTGCATAAAAAACCTCCTATACTACCTAAATGCCCAACCTTTTGAACCGTCTACTAGTAGCTTAGTAGCTGATATTGCTCTCCCCACATATAGCGAGGCTTGATGCATATCTGGCAGACCATTTGCATAAAGAGTGCCGAACTCATTCATAAAATAATGTTGTCCGATTGCTAGACCAGACTGCTGCTCGTTAACGCCTCCCTTAATCGTAACGGTAACCGTATTACCAGCAGTTACATTACTGGCATCTGCTCCAAATCCTACAAACATTCCAGACAATGTCCCATAATTATCAAGAGGGGCAGTTGTACCAGAAATCTTCATCATCCATATACCTGTCGTTCTTCCAGCATAAGTACCAAATCGGGACTCACTAAGGTCCCCTCTTGATGGATTACCAGCAGTAGTAGTCGAAGCTATAACAACCCTACTTCTATCTGGATCAAAATCATGCCCTATACTCCCCAGACCCTCATGTTCACCCTGTGCATAAGGATTCAAAAATAAATCAGCAGTATCTACGGAAGTATTTGGAGATGCCACCACCCATCCACTATTGTAAGTCATACGTTTTGTATATTTTCCTCTCTGGTTACTCCAAGCACCATTTCCCGGAAGCACACCACCAGATGGCGCACCAGAATTTCTACCACTTATTACCATCATGGTATTTGTAGTTCCTGTATACACCAGACCCAGCATGCCTGAATCTCCAGCACCCCCTCCTGCAACACTATTTGCGACAGCACCTTCAGAAGTTGAGTTATCACTACCTATAGCTACAGGAATCAGATAGCTTTGGTATGAACTATAGCTAGCAAAAACGAAAGCCCATCCCGGCGTTCCAGTATATACCGCTACGTGAGGTCTAGGTTGAGACGATCCCCAATGACCAATAGTTATGTTAGAAATAGTAGTGCCGCTTGTTCCTATATCGAAGCCAAATTTAAACGCATAATAACCAAACACACACATCTGTTTACCGCCACCAGAATGGGTTGACCGCATCCATACCCCCGGTTTTTCATTGTAACTTGCCTGATTATATAGATTAGTTTCGCTTCCTGCTGTAATACCATGAGCAGCACCCTGAGTCTCATTCCAAGCAGTTCCAAAATCTAGCACCCTAACTTTAGTGTAGTAACTGCCTCCCGTATAACTAATTATTCCTCTATGATCCGAACCACTACTAGCATCAGCAAACATAGTCTTATAATAATTAACGCTACCTGTAGAAATACTCAACTCAGAACTAGCTACAACAGTAGTAGGATTTGTAGCTTTAGGTTTAAGTAAAAACACTACTGTTTCACTAGTAGAAACAGTTATGGTAGCCACCATCTGTTGCCTAGTTTCTAAATACTGCAAATGTATACTATAACCATATAGAGAACGATCAGAGGTTATACGCATCTCTGTGCCAAAAGTAATATTATCGTTTGCATCAATCTCAAAAGGTACAGCAAATATTCCTTGATTAACCCCACCGTCCCGTACATCCTCTCCGTTTGAGGCGGTATATTTGGTAAATATCATTACATGAATATTTGTTTCAGTATCATAGGCAATTTCAGGCGATCTTATAGCATAAGTAGACTGAGTTTCAGGATAGCTATACATTATTGGAGGAATATAATCCGCTCCAGTAGTAGTATATTCAACTGCCTGACCGCTACTATTTACCCCTACAGCCATTCCCGGTGTAATAGTCTGACCACTAGCAACGGTTAATTCTATAGTCCCGCCGCCACCGCCAGCAGCATCTTCCCATGTAGCATCTCCATTAGCATCTGAAGTTAATACTTTATCCGCTCCGGGTGAACCACCCTTAATTTTTAAAGTCCCAAACACAGTAGTTTTAGTAGTAGTACCAGTACCAGCAGTTGATGGACTTTCTATAGCTAGAGCGGGAGCCATAACTCCAACCGAATCAGCTACTTGCATTAATATATCTGCGCCATCTCTATCTGAGTGTTGATAGCTAGCCATCCTGAAGTCTATGAAGGCTTCTCCACCATTCGTTCCAGTTCCATGATGTAGATTTTGCGCCCCGATTCTTGCAAACACATCTCCTGCGGTTTCACCATCTCCTATTACCTTAACGATAGAAGCAGTATCATTCGAACCTTGAATAACGTTCAAATTTCCATTGACATCCACATTACCATTAGTGTCTATCTTTAAAGCGTTTGCTGTACTTCTTTCAGGTCGTAAGTAAGCATATCCAGTAAAGTCCCAATATGTACCGCTGTTATCCGCAGTCAGTTCTATTGTTTTACCAGACCCACCCGACATCTGTAATTGCAATAAGTCAAAAGAAGACCCGTCTCCTTCTATCTGTAATGGACTAGTTAAATCAATTCTATTGACGTTACCGTTGTGCCATATTTTCATATCGCCGCCAGTACCAAATAATGCGTTAGCACCGTCTACAAACTCTAATCCGTTATCAGAAGCATCCCAAACTACCTTAGATGTTCCGCTGTTAAAGAGTCTAACATCCCCACTAGGTTCTACTTTGAATATGTCAGTACCGCTACCAGCAGAATCTCTTATTTTAAAGCTGTCACCATCATCTCCAAATAATCCTACTTGCATCCATCTAGCGTCATTATCAAATGTTAGCATTGCATTTGAATCAGCACCAGTTGTTTCGATATCTAGTCCTGCGGTTGATGCAGAAATGATATGTAACATAGCTTCAGGGGTAGTTATCCCACCGCCTATTGCCACCCTTCCATTAGTGTCAATAATTAATCTATCATTAGTGCCAAGTGCAGATGAATTAGATATTTTAAAATTATCTGAATTGCTGTGGTCTATACCTACAGAATAGTAGATATCGTTAGAACCACCATCAATATTCTCTAACATATAAAGTGTTTTAACGTCACCTGAACCAAGTGTTCTGATTTCCATATGGGCTGACGAACCAGAACCAGTACTTTGGTTATATGCTCTCACATAGCTAGCAGCACCACTATTAGTGTCATCAAATAACCCACTTCCGGGAACAACTATTCCTGTAGCAGAAGTATAGAATTTTAGAACATTATTATGATAAAGATTGACTCCAGCATCAACAATGAATCTCGCCATAAATTCATCGCCAACACCTTTATTTATCCTTACTTCTGATCCATTACTGCCAATAAGAAGGTTGCCCGTCCCATTATCAAGAAGAACACTATTACTAGCATCGTGATAAATCTCAAAATCGGAACTAGTACCAAGAACAATTTTGTCATTATCTGCAAGAGTTACGTTACCAGCAGGGTCTAATACTAAGTCACCAGCAGTTGTGCTTAATTTAGCCCCACTAGATGCTTGAAATGCAACTGTAGCAACATTAGAAGCTACTTGATATCTAGAATGGGAAGAACCCGTAACCTTTAATTCCATTTGGTCAGCTGGAGAATCGTCACTCCCATAATATTTCCACCATGCTCTATCGGCATCCCCATTATTTCCAAAAATAACTGCACTAGCATATCCATCGTCAGACGAGATAGTAAGAGTTCTGTCGGCAGTATCTGTTGTATCTCCTATAGTTGCATTATCACTAATATCTAAAGTGGTTCCTGTAATCGTTCCAGAACTTGTTACTGCCCCGGCGTTCCATACCCCAGAGGTTACAGTTCCAATAGTTGTACTAGTACCGCTAACTGTAAGATCAGTTAACGTACCAACAGATGTTAAAGATGATGCAGTAACTCCAGAAGCTAATGTATTTCCAGTTAAAGTTCCCGCAGGAGCAGTACCAGTAATATTTCCTTCTAGATTAGCCACTAATGTTCCTACTGTATAACCAGTTCCAGAAACATTAACTGTTGTAGTTGGGGTAGCTTGTAAGTCTTTAAAAAGTTTCCATTTACCAGAATCATTCGCATCTCTAAATAAGCCGCCATATAAGTCTTGTGAACCAGATGTATCATATAGTCCATAGATACCAATATCTATTGCATCAGATGAAGTATTACCTGTTGCAAGAGAAATCAACGGGTCTTCTACTGCTAATGTTGCCGTATTCACGGTAGTAGTATCTCCTGACACCGTAAAGTTCCCAGAAACTGTTACGTTTCCGGGAAGGGTTGGATTGTTAGGAATGCTTAATGTAATGGCTCCTGTCGAAGCAGAGGCAGCGATTTGATTTGCTGTACCCGCAATTGTGGCTGCATAGTTACCTGTTGTCTCTGTTCCTAAAATTACGCCCCCATCTTTAATAGTTACAACTCCTGATGATACAGCAAAATTATCACTATTAAAAGATGCGACACCTTTGGCAGCTGTTGTAGCATCGGCAGCAGTAGTTAGATTCCAACTATCACCATCCCATTGATATATTTTATCTGTATCAGTCTCAACAAAAATTACACCTAACTCGTTTGCTGTAAGTGTAGGTTTTGTGTCTCCTGCTAAACCAGATACGGTAGTGCCTAAATATTGTATTGCCATTTAATCTATTTAGCCTCCTTAAAAATGCTCAATATACGAGATATAGTAACCCCATCCAGAATCTAAGTACTTCTTAGCGGCATTGCTTGTGCCTACGTTACTTGATTCATTAGCAATTCGTAATAAATCTGCACCTTCCATATAAATTGGCCCTGTAATTGTATTAACTGGATTATATCTATTATGAAGTGAAGTTTCTTCACCAGAGTTAGCATGGGTTTGAGGTATTGGAACCCACCAATGCCCATACAACGCCCCTTCTGTTGTGTTACCGTCTTCTAACTCCATATTATATCCGGGCATAGCTTCCTCATTATTTATGCTATGTTCATAACCCCCCCAACTTCCAGACCATTGATTCGCCCAAGCCATAGGGAATTGGCTTCTAGACATGGCAACTGTTACGTACGAAGGCTCTGTCCAAATACCAGTTACTTCTAGTACTTTACCCGGAATTCCTCGTAACATAACATAGTTCATATATCCATAAGATTGTCCATTGTTGTCTGTCATATAAGTACTCCAACTACTTTGACCACCTGTTTTACCAAAAATAGTTTTGGGGATTGAATACTCACATGTTTTTAAATTAACTGTCATTTTATAGTCTCCTTATGCGTCATTAACAACTTCAAAGCTAATTAAAATATCGCAATTTTTTCGATAGAATTGCGGACTATTATCATTACAAACTACTTTCGCAGTTAGTTTATCTCCAGCCCCTAACCATATGGGTTGCTCGATAACATTAGTCGGCTTGTCCATTGTAGCTTTTTTTGTCTGACAAAGATTTGTTATTGCAACAGAACCGGGTGAAGAAGGTACAGTAATAATAGAACTATTTCCTGAATCTAAAATACCTGTATTTCCTGTTGCTAATCCCTCTATCTGCATATCAACATGCATATTAGGGACATCTGGGTTAATAATTTGAATGCTATTTATTTTTATAGTCTTATCAGCAGGCACAGTAAATAACTCTGAGTGAGTACGAGGCGATTGTATATTCAGAAAACTGTAATTACTGACACCATAATCCCCCCATGTATGAGTCTTATGTCCCCAATAATTACTAGCCTTTTTAACTTGAGGAAGTTCAAAATTATTGTTCGGCATTAGATACCACATATGACTTCCATTCAAAGTTCCATATGATGCATTAGAATCCATATTTCCAGTTATAGTTCGGGCATTGGGGTCAGTAATATTAAAATAAGGGTAATGTGTTCCTGTCGCAAATCCGATAATAAGATCACCCATACGAGTTTTAATGGGTCTAACATGAGCAAAAGTATTATATTGGTAACCCTCCTGTGTCCAAATAACTTTGTCAGCAGTTCGTTGTTCACTACGCCCCGAATTAACAATTCCAAAAGGATTTGTTTGGTCTACATTACCAAAATAGCCTATCCCCAAAAAAGCATACCCTCCCTGCGTAGCAACATGATCTATACTATATGGAACTGTTCCCCAACTACCTATAGAATCATCTGTAGATTTATCAGGATTAGTACGGTAATAATGAGCCATTGATATTGACTGCCCGGCTATTGCATCTGCTTTGTCTAATAAGGTCATCGCATCCCCATTTTGAGTTACACCACTTGATGCTGACGAATCGTAATTGGCTACAGAACACAAAGTCATTGTATTTGCAATTGCCTCTGATGAACCGTCATCAGTATAACCACCCATATTGCGATAATTAGTCGGTGTTGGGCATTTACCTGTAATAGAAGATGAACCATTGCTTGTTGCATGTCCTGCCCCAAACAAAGTTACTTGATCAGCAGTAATTGTCCACGACAACGTTCCTGTTGCTAAATTTGTTAAAGCTGCTATATTTGGATTTGCCATTTAGTTCTCCTTCAAAAAGTATTTCTTTATATTATACTCAATTTTGTCTTATATACTTAATAAGCCTGCTGCATATGAAGTTGCAAAACCGCCTCCGCCACCTCCACCAATTTCAGTCTCCGCTTCCTCATTTGAAATGAAATATAATTTTCCGTCTGATTTAGCATACAATATAACCCCATCTCCATCAGAAGGAGCAGAAGGTGAAGAAACTTCACCAGACATATGTATAGCACCAGCCACCTCTAGTTTTTGATCGGGATCAGCTACACCAACTCCTACATTTCCACTACTATTAATACGTATTCCATTAGTAGTTGTACTACCAACATACAACATCATATACGCATTTGCATGAGTATCCGCATTGTTAATAGTGAATTCACCATTATAGCGTTTAAGAATGTTTGCTGCTGAAGTAGCGTTATTAGCAGTATTGCGAGTAATTAATCTTATATCTATGGCATCAGTTGTTGCTGTAGTAGATTGGTTATGTAAGTCAAAATACTTTATTCCGTTTACTGCACCACCACTACCGTATGAGAAATCTCCAGAACCTTTCCAAGTATGTGTTCCAGCGGCTGTTAAAGTAAAATCGACAACCCCTGCTCTACCCATTCTTAAATCATCTTCATAAACATCCATAAAGTAATAGTTATATGTGGAGTCAAAATCAGCGGCAGTACCAAGTCGTAGTTCTCCACCTTCTTTGTTTGCAGTACCTGAACCATTTCCATCACCGCCCAAGGCATGGAATATACCGGGAGTTGTATCATTTAACCCGATATACATAGTAGCTGCACTAGTGTCTATGAACCCTACTTGAACATTGTTATGCTTCCAAATGAAATCTGAATTATTTGCCGTGTCCATTGTGAAGCTACCAGTATTATTATCCATTGTAAAGCTATTACCAGTATGATACATCTGCATATCAGTAGAAGCATTCCCAGAAGTGCCACCAAAAGCTAGATAGGTATTATCCAAGAAGTGCATTCTGTTTTGGTCTTCATCCCAAAGCACATGTCGCCCAGCGGTAGCACCAAAGAAAGTAACATCTACTCCAGTATCATCTACTCCAAAATTAGTAGCACTTGTTATTTCAACTTGAGATGCAGGATTTAATGTTAAGTCACCAGCATTTGTGCTAATAGTTGATGCAACATCAAATTCCAGATGATCTGCACCTATAGAAGTATATTTATTAGCGGTGGTATGTTCTTCAGTAACAATTCCTAAACCATGTATGTCAGTAGCAAATATACGTACATGATCAGATAAATATCCCGGTTCACTTGGGTCTTCTTGAAATTCTATATATGACTTTTGCAGAACTATGTTATCGGAATCACCGTCTAGAGTAAGATCACCACTTAACGTAGTATTACCAGTAACTGTTAATGTATTTGTGGCTTCAATACTTTTTGCTTTAAGGTCTGCATAATTATCTATTGTTACGTTTCCAGCAGTTGCTCCAACTTCTGCATTAGCTTGAACGAATGAGAATTTATCTGTAGACTCATCCCATATCAAACCCATATTATTCTGATTGCCACGTTCAATAATGAATCCAGCATCGTATGAAGGAGTACTTGAAACATTTTTAGCTAATACTATTAATGGGTCTTCTACTAATAAATTAGTTGTATTAACTGTAGTAGTAGTTCCATCCACCTGTAAATTTCCTGAGACAGTTAAATTATTTCCAATGGTTACGTCATTAGGTAATCCTATAGTAACCGCTCCTGTACTAGCAGATACGTCTACTTCATTAGAAGTTCCTGCCACGGTAGCAACATAATTTCCAGTTGTGCCAGAGCCTAATGTAATCTGCCCACCACTATTAGAGGCAGCGTGGGTATGATTTGCATTTGCAAAACCTGTACCAGAAATAGTTGGTGTCGTTAATGTTTTAGCTGCGAGAGTTTCGGTTCCACCTAATGTGGCAAAACTTTCACTTTGTAATGCAGTATTAAATTCCGCAATAGAACCTGTAAGTGTGTTTGTACCTAGATCAATAGATTTATTTGTAAGTGTTCCTGTAGCAGCATAAAGAACAGACATATCCATTCTTTTCAAAGTCCCTGCATCGGAAACCATAAGTTCATCTGTTGTTGCTAATCCACTTGATAACTCTGTTTGTCCTGAAATAACATTAGTATTTAGCATAGAACCTTCAACAGAAGTAGCTGCAATAGTAGCTGTTAGTGTAGCATTACCTAATGTCGTTAAAGTAGCATTTCCAGATAAATCTCCTCCTAAAGTAATAACGGGAGACTTATTAATAGTTACTGCTGAATTAATATCTCCTGAATCAATATTTGCATTCGTTAAAGCTTGGGAATTAAGGTCTTGAGCCGAACTCCATGTTAAGCCTCCTGAAATAGTTGCCGCAGAAATATCCCCCGAATCAATATTAACATTTGTTAATGCTTGAGAATTAAGGTTTTGTGCAGCACTCCAAGTTAAGGCTCCAGAAATAGTAACTCCTGTCATATCTCCAGAATCAATATCAACATTTGTCATATTCTGGCTATCAAAATTTATTGCTCCAGCTGCTGTGAAGGCTCCTAATTTAGTTACCGTTAAGGTATCAGTACCAGATGCAAATACGATATCTCCGTCCGAAGTAAATCCTCCGCTACCATCTGAAAGTTGTACACGTCCAACAACACCATCAGCTGTTCCTGATGCTTGTGTAGCCATATCTAATCGTGTAATCGTTATAAAAGTACTACCAACGGCTCCACCCTCCACATTAAGATTAGCCCCGCTATTTTGATAAAGCTGAACAGTTAAATAGTCAGTTGGATCATCTACATAAACCGTAACTGAATTACCTCCAATTGCTGTTGCTTGATTAGAAGGAGCCACTATTCTATCTGTTAGCAATACAATATCAGTACTACCTGATACATCTCGTTGTGTGACTTTCATTTCCCTATAGCCTGCGGAGTCTACTGCCCATTCATGTCCGATAGCTACATGGTAATATCCTGTGCCTCCAAAAGTAAATCTATTCGTAGGAGAAGCCCCATGAAAGGCTCCTATATCATACGCTTCTGACCATATCCCATTACTACCTGATCCTAACGTTGTAGATGTAGCAGTAGTAATAGCTAGATCGGCATTTAAATAGGCTTTAATTCCTCTAAAGGCTCCGCCTCCAGCAATTGCTCCTCCATCAGTTAATTTTACTTCAGAATTTGTATCATTACGATAATATAATTCATTATCTGTTTTAGCATACACCATTCCATAACCACTTGTTGCATTTGGTGTAGCTTGTTCTTTAAGAGCTAATGAATTATTTTTAATTTCTACATTAGAGGCAGCAGCAAAGCTATTACTGTTATTATATTGAATTTCATTACCTGATCCGACTGCTGTACCACTAATACCTAGATTATCAAGTTTTACTTTCTTTAATGCATTTGCATTTTGATCCCATACCATTACCATATCTTGGGCTGTATCAATACCTGACGAAGAAGTTATTTCTGAATGTCCTGTAATAACATTAGTATTTAACATTGTTCCTTCAACTGCCGTAGCTTGTATAGTTGAGGTTCCCGTTACGTTTGCAGTACCATCGAATGCAGCAGAAGTCCAAACAACATCTCCTGTCATTCCTATAGTTCTAGGGTTAGCTAAAGAAGCAGCTGATTGAGCGGTTCCTGTGACTACTCCAGAGAACCCTCCTGAAGCAGTAAGTACTCCAGTATTAGGATTATAGGTTAAGCCTGAATCCGTTTCAATTCCTTGTGCGCCTGTTTGTCCGTCCACAAATGTTGGATACACCGTTTCATTAGTTGAATTATTCGCAGTTGACGTTACATTCGTAGCTTCTGTTGCTGTAGTAGCATTCCCTTCAAAGGTTGTAGCTACTATCGTTCCAGCAGTACCTGACACGACTTCACTAGTAATAGTAGCATCGGGAATAAAAGTAAACTTACCCGTATTATCGTCGTAACCAAAAAATCCGTTTTTCGCAGTCGTACCATTGTGCCACCTAAAAGCAATTCCTCTATCTTTATTATCGTCTGACGACGGGGCAGTATCTCCACCCACTTGGAAAATAGGATCATCAACTGTAACTGTCGTACTATTAACAGTTGTAGTTGTTCCATTAACCGTTAAGTTACCTGTAATAGTTACGTTATTAGGAAGTCCGATAGTTACGCCTGCTGTCTCAGACCCGCTTCCCGTAACCTCGACTTCATTTGCTGTGCCTGTAATAGTAGCTATATAATTTCCTGTAGTATGCGTACCTAATGTAATTAAGTTATTTAATGTTGTCGCTCCTGTACCGCCTCTAGCGACTGCTAACGTTCCTGTAGTATCAGCTATAGCAAGTGTCCCGCCACCAGCTGCATTGGTATGATCATGAGTTGAATTTACAAAACTTCCAATAGTTGGCGTTGTTAAAGTTTTACTCGTTAAAGTTTCACTACCCGTTAAAGAAACGAAGCTATCTCCTTGTAGAGCAGTATTAAACTCAGCTAATGTTCCTGTGACTGTGTTTGCATCTAAGTCAATTGTTTTATTGGTCAATGTTTCACTATTTGCTACTGTTGCCAATGTTCCTGATGTTGGTAATGTAATGTTTGTCGTCCCACCCGTAGTCAATGTTAAAGCATGACTACCTGTTGTAAAGGCGTTACCAAAAGTTAAATCCCCGGAAATTTCTAATGTTCTAGCAGCATTATTCGGATCAATAGTAACTACTCTATTTGCTGTTAACGTAGTAGCCCCCATTGCTATCTGCATTTCATATGCCGTAGCTGCCTGTTTAATACCAAAAGAAGTAAGACCATTAATTGTGCCTGAATTAATATCTATGCCTGTTTGGGCCGTTGACCATGTAAGATCAACAGCTATCTCACCGCCTGATACCGTAATCGCTGAACTGGCTCCTAATGTTGTGCTATCAATGTTTCCTCCATTGATATCAAAAGCACTACCTTCAATTTCAGTACTGCCTGCCGTTAATTTACCTGATAGACTAAAATTACCGATAGTTGTGGCGGCAATTGTATTAACAGTTAATATATTAGTAGATGCGTTATATTCAAATCCTCCTTCAGAAGAAAGAAGCCCATTCGCTCCTGTATAAATAACTTCCCCTGCTGTTAATCCATCGGCTGTTAAGGTATTTGCCCTAAAACCATGTGTTCCTATATCTAGGTTACCCATTGCAGTTAGAGCCGTAACTCGATAGATACTTACAGCATCGTCTGAATTATCTCCAATTTGAATTGCGTTATTGTCACCCGTTAAAGAATCAATAGCTAAACTACCAATATTTAAAATGGCATCATCACTAAAGTTTAATCCTGATACAGCATCAAGAATTAATTCCCCACTAGTTGAACTAATGGTATTTCCATCAATTCGTATATTATCTACGTTAAGTTGCCCCGCTGTAAGAACAGATGTTCCAATATCAATATTTCCAAAGCTGCTAGAAACTGCTCCAGAAGCTAGTATACCTACTGTAGTTAACGATGAGGTAACAACAGCCGAACCCAATGTTGTAGCGTTTAAGGTAGACGCATTATTTATCTTAAACTCTTTTCCTGATGCTATATTCCAATGTTCGCTAGAGGTCCAATTTGTATTAGAACTATCCCATATAATAGTTTTATCTGTAGCACCTTTAAGTGTTATTCCACCGCCATTAGCTGTCGTGTTGGTAGGAGTTCCAACAGAACCCATCGTAATATTTTTATCGTCTACATCTAATGTTGTTGAATTAACTGTGGTAGACGTTCCTTGAATATCTACATCACCAGTAATTACAACTTTACCAGACCCTTTAGGTTCAAGACGTAAATCAATATTTGTATCGGTTCCTAAAGCTTTTAATATTGGAGGATTATTTACAGCACTATTTGTAATTTGTAAATAGTTAACTGCACTTGCTACAGGAGAAAAGACTATTTGTTCATTACCATTTGCATCTAAAATTGTAGTTAGAACGGGATTGACATAAGTCTTATTTGTTAAAGTCTGTGCGGCGGTTGTGATTACCATCTCACCATCAGCAGATAAAGCTGGAATTGTAGCCGTGTAATGTTGGCTGGCTTCAGAGGTATCTCCGTGACCTAAATAAATACCGTAGGTTTCCGTAGGTAATTTAAGTAATAAAGCTGTATTAAGAACTAAAGAGTCGATTTCCGCATAATCGAAAAAACCGGGGCGGTCAAATAAATTGCCCCCGGCTCCAGACGATAAGCCTCCCATTCCTCTACGGATTGGCATATGTTACCTCCCCCAGATAATACCTCGAATTCTGGCATTAGTTGATGTGGCTCGTAATATACTGATCTTAGAACCAATATAAACAGAGTCATCAAAATACCCTTCATCTTGAGGTACTAGCATAGTTGATGTTGATGCATCCTCATCGAATGCTATATAGGCTGGACCATTCTCTACTACAAACGAAACTTTATTACACTCTTCCATAGCTGTTGTTATATCTACAGCAGTTGTGGCATTACCATCTGTTGTTTCAACGGTAAAGGTTTTATTTTTACTATAATTTTGGAGCAGTTCAATTTCATTTCTCCAAGGCTTATTTCTCGTCGTCATTTCCGTCCTCCCGTTTAAATTTCAAAAGGGTTGGTGAGCCTAACCCCATATATTTTCTATGGACTGCTTGTGAAGCTACTGGTAATCCTGCTCGTTTCATTATCGGAGCAGTTGAAAAATACCTAGGCTTCCTAACCTCAGTTAATAATGCAGAATTAAATTCAATTAATTCTTCTTTCTCCTGCAATAAATAATTAACTGTCTCTCCTAATTCTTCTATAACTATTGTACTATCAGATAGCTTTTGTTCTAAAGCAGATGATTTTGAGGTTGTTGTTGAAGATTCTTTACTTAACCTCTTGATCCAATTATCTAATTGGCTTTTAATTCCTTCTAAAGTCTCTATTTTCTCTCTAGCTGCTCTATTATCATTAATTAATTGTTGAGTCTCTAACTCTAAGTCTTTAAAATTATTAAGAGTTAATGAAAGAGTCTTTGAATATTCACTATTGTCACTAACAAGAGTTGTATTTAAATTAGTTAATTCAGTTAATTTATTTTCTTGATCGAACATTTTTACATTTTGGTCATGTATCTCAATAGATTGTTCTTCTTGTTTCTTCTGACTCTCTGCTAAATTAGTTTCAAAAGTCTCTAATACATTAATATAATGGTTAGTTTCTAATTTTAATTCATTACGTTCAGTAGTTACTTGTTGAAGATTATTTTCTAAAGAGGGAATTTGATCAAGCATTTTACGTAAATCTTCATTATTCTCTTTTAATAAGTCTTGAGCAAGTTGTTGTTGCTGTAATTGTATACCTAATTGTCCATTTTCATTAGTAATTACTGTAAGTCTTTCTGAATTATCATTAAATCTTATTTGTAATTCATTATGTTGTTGAATCAACTCTTGATATTTCTTATTATCACTAGTTAAATCTTTAATTTGATTTTCTAATTTAGAAGTTTGAACTTCATTATTTATTAATTTAACAACTGGTGATTTAATTTTTCTTTTTACAGGAGTTGAATTATTATAATCACGTAGTTTCATATTCTGAATCAATTCCTTTAATTATATACTGATCTCCATACTTCATTTCAAATTTTCCTTTGTCTAAATTAATAAACCATTCTACACCACCAACTACAGATTTAACCATATCTGATGTACTACCTGTAGAAGGATCAGTAACAGGATAACTACCTAAATTTAAAATGTCAAGAAACTCTCTCCAACTAGGGAATTCTCCATTAGGAGTAGCTTCTAAAATATCTGTAGACTCTACGTACATTATTTGTCCTGCTAATCGTTCTCCACCTCGTGATGGATCAGCAGGCTTAAAATATAAATACCCCCAATATTTTTTAGGTAAAGCCCTCTCTTCAACAGGTTGGACTTTCTTAGGTCTTCCCCTTTTACGTTTTTCTGTGCTATTATCTGTAGTCATATTGACCTCCTATTTAAATCTCTTAACTGTTTTCCGTCTTTGTAATTTTGGAGAGGCTGCTCCCTTCGCCGATAAATATCGTTGAGAAGGATGTGGAGCCTCATGAGGTCGAGCCGTTCCACTATCCGCAACTCCTCTAAATCTACGTCCCTCTTGCTGCCTACGAATTGGTCCTCTTCCATGACCTCCAACACGTCTTTCATGAACACCTGTACCATGTCCTCTAATACGCTTACCTCCCTGTACTTCTGATACGCTATGCCCATGATTTTCAGGACGTACCCATTTATGTTTAACTGCGTCCCAAACTAACCCCTGTCGTGGTGGCACAGGAGCATGGTCCTTCAATAAGTCTACCATGATATCCATTGCTTTAGCAATAGCCCCACCTTTAGCAGGAGTCTTTTGATGATAATCATCAGTTTTTTCAGACCAGAAATTTTGAATCTTCATAAATTCAGGGAAGTCATCAACTGATTTTTTAGTTCTCATAGCCCGTCGCATTGATCGTTCATGTCGTCGTCTATCTGCGGCTGAACGTTTTTCTTCTCGTCTTCGTTCCTCCATCTCCTCTCGACGTGCTTGACGACGTAAAGCTTCAGCCCATTCTGATTCTTGAGCAGCAGTCCTCTCTCCTCTTGGAGAACCTCCTCCTGATCGAACCGTATCATCACTTAATGCCCAGCCTGCCGCCGCAGCTAATAATCTAGCTAAATCGGGTCCCATCTTTGTTAAATCCATAGTTTTCTCCATTCCTTCATATGGTTTATACGCCCTTTTAGGAGCATCTTGTTGTCCATACTCCCAATATCGTTTTACATTTTCTCCTGACATGTTAGGCTTATCCCACGGATAACCCCCACTTCCAAGATTACCTCCCTCTCCTTGCCATGCTCCCATTGCCTCTTGCATAAATTGTTGGAATCGTCTATCATCTTCAGAGGGTTCTTCTCCATAACGTTCTTTATATTGTTCTATTAAGTCAGGAGGTGCATTTAATTTAGCTTTTTCTAAGTCCATGCCCTTTGGGGCAAAATCTGCAAATGGGTTTGGCCTTCTCGATGGAGCCTCCGTTTTCGGGGTTTCTGGTTCAGGCCCCCAAGGTAATTCATCAGATTCGTCTGAAGACTGGACACCACTCATTAATTTTTCAGCTTCTCGTACTAATTCGGCATAACCTTGTCCTGAGAAACCTTCTCGCTCAGTAATACCCGGAATTATATCGGAAACTAATCTATCTCGTAATTGACCTCCCAAATTGCCTGATGAAAATATACCCTCAAACCACGGAGGAGCATCACCCGTACCTCTAGGAAACCATTTCGCATTTTCTTTATGACGATCTCCTTTCCAACTAGGGTTGACTTGTATTAAAGCTGCGGTTGCCCAAGCATATGGATCATCTTTAGACGGTTTACCATATGGTTGCCGCCCCTTTTCAATTTTTGTTGCTTCCATAGATCACCTCAATATATTATACTATAAGCCAGCAAATCTCCCTTGTTCAGGTTCTACCGTTTCTGGTTCAGGAGTATCCATTTCCTCTACGTTAGAAGGTTGAACCGTTGTTTGAGGTGTTTGACCTGTGAGTGGACCACCATATTGCTGATAAAAGGCTTCTACTGAACTAGTTGGTTGTTCAATTGGTTCTGGCTCTTTTGGAGGCTTAGAAGCATCTGCAATGCCTTGATTAGCAATTTGAGCATGTATACGATCTACATTTTTCGGGTCTTCTAAACTCGTCATAACAATTTGATATCTAGGGTCGTCAGGTGATAATATATTATTTAAATGTTCTGTAACTTGTTGTCGTTTATCTTGTTGTGCTTGTGGATTAACAACGGAAGATATTAATTCTTTATGTGACTCTAAGAATTTTTGCTCATCAAAACGTCGTTGTGCATATTGATTCATACCCTCTATAAATATGTCTGTTTTACTACGAGGAATTAATCCTCCAAAATTTAAATTGAATAGTCCAAGAGGGGTATTTAAAAAGTCTCGTGTAATCCTTTTCAAAGAACGCATTACAGAGGCTCTTTCCATTACATTTGGAGCAACCTCTCCCGGAGTCCATTTACGAGATTCAAGCATCTGTAAAAATCTTGCTGCTGCCCCTTCTGCTGCCCCTATCGGGTCCGCATCGAAACCCTTAGAAGATTCTTCAGGAACAGGATTTCGTTGTATAATTGGATTATTTCCTAAGTTCTCTAGAGGGGCTGCGGAATATTGTCCTTTCTCATTTATATTTAATGGAATAATTGGATTAATAGATTGATCATCTAAATAATATCCCTGTGCATTATTATCCATATCCAATCCTAATTGGTGTGCCATTATTGACGGCTTTATTTCATCCGGGTATAATGGAAGTTGCATATCAGGAGTTGTTGAATTATCAGGAATATGATGGATTTCACCTTTATCCGTAATCATAATTGACGGGCTTTGTTCTAAGGGGCTACCTTCCAAAGGAATGATTGGACTAATAGTCTGATCTCCTACTTGGGTAGCTAAGATACCCGGATTACGATATAAGACCGCATTATTTGGAGAATCCTCTATATGCCTTTGATGTTCCTCTAAAAAGCGTGGATGTACCATTGCGTGTAGTTCAGGACTATATATACCTTCTATAGTTTCCCCTGTTTCAGGATCGGTAAAGGTAGGCATTTCATCAGGCATAGGTCTATTTAAGGCTTCTTGACGTTCAGTTTTAGTTAAGCCTGCCCTATCTAATTGTTCCTGTGTAAAAGTTTTATTTTCTAAGAACCGAAGTTCCGTCAGTTTTAATTTATCTTGGATTTCTTGTAATCGTTTTTCACCCCCTTCTATAGCTTCATATTGTTCTCGAAGACTTTCCGCTTCCTTGGCATAAAGTTTATTTATATGATATTCATTGAAGGCTTCTTGTTGTTCTGGGGTTATACCCTGTATAATAGGAGGCATAATCTCATCCTCATACTCATCAGAGAATAATGTATTTAAATCTGTATTAGCAACAAAATCTTGGAACTCTTGATAGGTTTTACGTTTTTCTTCTAATGCTTTTTCGTTCTTCTCAACGTAATCCTCTAATTCATCTAAGCCACTATCGGGCTGATCTGAATGTAACAGTTGTAATTCAGCAATTAACTGTTGACCATTAAAATTAGGGTGTTGTTGAACAGCCCCCATTAATTGAGCATGTATTTGCCGTATCTGATCTTTCTCATCAAAAATAAGCTTCTTATTAATATCAGTCGCTTGTAGATATTTAGCATTAAATAACACTAACTGTCTAGCATACTGCATAGTATCATCTACTGTTGCGTTTGGAGCCAACGGAGACTGTAAAGTCCCTATCATTTGCTGGGCTTGTAAACGTAAACCACTTACTGTTGCCGCATCTTCTTTCTCTTTATAATCTTGTTCATATTGTTTATAATCTTTATCTAACTCTTGAACAGTTTTATTCTGTAAAAATTCCGTAGTTAATTCCGCAGCATTCCTATTGGCTCGTTGATAAGCCTCTTGAACTTTAGTAATTAAAGTATCCTTATCTTCAAATTGTGAAGCATCAACTACATCTTTATGGAGATTTTTAAATTCCTTATCCTCCATCCTCTCTAGAAATGCATAGTAACCTCGTGGAGTACTATTATCATCCAGTTCTCTTATATTCCAAGACGAATATTCCCAATCATTTCCGAAGCGTTGCTTCATAATATCTTCCATCTGCTGTTCTCGTAGGGTTAATCCTCTACGACGGAAATAAGAAGCGGTCGCAGGATCACGATTTGCATCTACCCCAGCTTGAATCTTAGAGTTGAAATCTTCGATAGATAAGGTTTCTGTTGGAATATTTCTATTACTTTGAATACGCATCTCTTCTAAATTAGGGAATAATGCGATAAAAGATTCTGCATATTCAGGACTTAGTACATCACCGGGAGTTCCATCAGATTTAGCAAATGCCCATTGCAATGAACCCTGCTCTCCAATTAAGGTTAACATTGGGCGACCATTTTGATCTCGAAGCACATAAGTAGCTTCCTGCCCTTCTATTGCTTCGTCCGTTGCTTCTTCTGCTGCTTCTGCTAACGCCTGCTGTCTGACTTTCGCCCATTGGCCTCCTGTCTCGACGACTTCTTGGGCCTTTGGTTCGTCTGTAACTATCTCAGAGTCTAAAGCGTTAAACTCTAATTTTGGTCCTCGCCAATTTGATTCAATATCATTTAACATTTCAATAGCAAGTTCTGGTTGAATAACCCCTTCAAATCGAGGATCGTCTAAAGGAATGCCCGCCCTATTTAATATTTCTGATACTTCGGAATCTACTGGTTGAGCATCGTTTTCCGCCTGCCAAGCTACTATATCCTCATCAGACATAGCCCTTACTTTTTCTATAGCCTCTGTTCGATCTTGTCCTGCGGTTTCCATAGCGGCTAATATTTCCAGTTGTGCTGGATTTAACCCTTCTAACGCTGGATCAATCTGATCGAATGGGTCCTGTTTATCAGTTCCAGCTGGACTACCTATCTGAATACCTCCCGCTGTTTGGACATACTTGACTTTATCATCATCTGAAAGCTTATTATAAACATCTCTCACCCAATTTCGAGCCTGTGTTTTAGTTCA